AGTATGGGAATACTTGAAATACCAAAAAGAAAATTGTTTAGGCATTTACCGAACATTAGAAAAAGCCGAAGAAAAATTGAAAGAACTCTTTGCCAACAAACCTCCAAATACGCCACAATGTAATATTGATTACGCAATTCACGATGTTTGCGTAATAAGGAACGAAAAATGATAACAATAATAGTAGCTTTCGCAGCATTTACAGGTCTTTCAGGTGTTATTCTATGGCTTTCAAACCATTGACATTCATGAGTTTGAAGTGTTATACTATATCTAGAGGGAAACATGGCAACATTCTTTTGTATCACAGCAGTTGGGTTACTTTGGATGGTAGGAATGAGATCGGTTCGTAGCAAGATCGAAGCTATAGAAACAAAGAGGGAATCTCAACGGATTCACGAGGTAGAAGAAAAACAGAAAAAGGAGATGTTGAAATGATAACAATATTAAAGATTTTAGCTATCCTAGAGACTGCAATATTGATTCTAGGAAATATGAATCTTAACTTTACCTACAGAGCATGCCTGCTTTGCCAAGGAACTCTCTTTCTTTTAATTTCAATAATCTATGCTTACTATCTCGATAAACAAGAGGAATAATAAAATGAAAGAAATACTTCCACTCGCAGTAACCCTGTTCCTCGTAATTGATATTCTCGGCGCCATCCCCTTGCTATTAGTACTACTGCGAAATGAAGTAAACCCGCAAAAATTAATTCGTAGAGAATTTTTAATAGCTTTAGGAATCATGTTATTTTTCGCAATCGCAGGTTCAACAGTGCTAGGTTTCATGGGTCTAGGTCTCTACAGCATACAGATCAGTGGCGGAATAATCCTGTTCCTCATCGCACTGCAGATGCTTTTTCCTAGGTCAAACATATGAGAATTTGTAATTTATGCAAGATAGAAATACAAGACCAGAGCACAAAAGATAAAAAACATTGCGGGTTATACCACAGAGAATGTTTTAATTTACATAATAGAACAATAAAAGCTCTTGACGATACTAAAAAATTACAATTATACGGTATGAAGTGGAGACAAGAAAATAAAGAAAAAAGTAAGAATTATAATATTCAATATTATAAAAATAATAAAGATGAAATTAAAAAAGCATGCTCCAAATACCATAAAAAAATACGCGAAGATAAACCACTAACTATATTCTTACGAGCTAAAGGTCGAGCAAAAAGATTAGGTTTAGAATTTAATATAGAAATATCAGATATTAGTATTCCTGAATACTGCCCAATTCTAGGAATAAAACTAAATCAAAAAAATACAAGTTTACAATCAGATTCTCCAGCAATAGATAGAATAGACAATACAAAAGGCTACATAAAAGGAAATATTGCAATCATTTCAGCAAGAGCAAATTTTATGAAAAGTAACTTTACATTTCAACAAGTTGAAAATCTATTCAACTATGTACAAAACAATATAATGTTCAAAAAGGAGTAAATATGACAGAAAAAGACACGGAAAGTACAGCTAGGGAAAAGGATGTCGAACCTTGGCTAAGTAAAATTTTCAGTGAGACTATTAAACAAATTGAAGAGACCATACAAGAACTCTCCGAAAAGAAACATTTGCCCAAAAAGGAGTAAATTATGAAAAAATACACTCCAGTAACCCCAATAGCCATGCCATTACTAGCCGGACCTGGAGTTCTAGCCTACATCGTCCTACACTCAGCCAACGCCCTCATATGCATTGCAGCTATTCTGTTAGCCATGACAGCCAGTTTCGGGGTAGTATGGCTCTCATTTAGGCTGCAACGATTCTTTAGTGAAGATGCGTTGAATGCTCTAGAACGTTTCATGGGATTCATACTTGCCGTGATAGCGATCGAAATGGTAATCGCCGGAATTAGGAGCTTATTTTGAAAAAAACACTAAACCAAATCTGCGATGAAGCAGATAAAAAAGAATTGATTGATGCCCTAGAAATACATCAACAATGTTTAAAATCAGGATTAACAAAATCTAGGAGGCCAAATTGGCAAAACGTGAGTTTCCAAGGTAAAGATTTAAAAGGATTAGATTTTAGCAGTGCCGATTTATCAGGAATAAATTTCTATGGGTCAATTTTGAGAAATGCAAATTTCTCATCTGCTAATTTAACAAATGCAAATTTTTATTTAGCTATTCTTATCGATACGAATTTCGAAAATGCAAATTGTAAAAATGCAAATTTTGAACAGTCAATACTCCATAATGCAGACTTTCAAGGGGCTAATTTAACAAACGCCAGTTTCGAATATTCCGATCTAAAGAATTCAAATTTTTTAGAGGCTAATATTACAAATATTAATTATTATAGTGCTAATTTAACAGGAGCTCGCTTTGAAAAAAACCAAACAGGAACGAAAAATTGAAAATTTATTGAAAAATGCTCTAGAAAACCCCGATGATCCAAACAGAGAGTATTTTCAAAAATGCAATGTAGATGAGTTTTTTGCACTTTTATATTATCAAACAATGATGGAAAATATGCCCAAAGAACACCGTAAAGCCATAGATTTGATTGAATTTAACGAATATATTGACTACAAATTGTGATATCACTAACGGAAATTCCCCCTTTTTTCTTCGAAAAAGGGGGAAATCACTTGCACTTTATGAATTTTGAGCATAGTATCTAGACAGAGGTGAGAAAAAATGGTTAAAAAACAGAGTCTTAAGACCTTCGTTTTGGATACCAATGTCCTACTACACGACCCAGCATCCATGTTCAGCTTCGGAAAACATACTGTAATAATCCCTATTTACGTTGTGGAAGAGATCGACAACTTCAAAAAAGAACTATCAGAACGTGGTCGTAACGCTAGACAAATCAGCAGAAATCTTGACGGTCTTAGAGAAAAAGGTTCCCTTTCAACCGGCGTAAAATTACCCAATAAAGGCATTCTACGAGTCGCTACAACCGCCAAGACGCTGCCTCTGGATATCTCATCCGACCGTGGACAAGACTCCCGCATATTAGCTGTAGCTCTAGACATCCATGAAAGTAAGGAAACACCCGTAGTTTTCCTTACCCAAGACTCCAATCTGAGGATCAGAGCAGATGCCATAGGAATCCCAACGGAAAACTTCGAATCAAAATATGTAGAAATTGATGTTCTACCCACTGGATTTACTGAAAAATTAGCCACCACAGAAAAAATCGATAGTTTTTACAAGCAAGGTAGCCTAGAAGGTAAGGAATTCGCAAACCTTCCGCCCAACGACTTCGTAATCCTTACCGATAATACGAATCCTTCCCATACCGCAGTTGCAAGACGCAGTGAAAATGGTGTTAGTGTAATCAAAACGGCTAAACTAGCTACTTGGGGCATCAGACCAAAGAATAAAGAGCAACTGTTCGCCCTAGACCTACTCCTTGATGACTCTATTAAGCTAGTAACACTAGTAGGTAAGGCAGGTACAGGGAAGACTCTGCTAGCCATCGCAGCAGGCCTGCAAAAGGTTGCAGAGGAACGAACATTCCTGAGATTGCTCGTAAGCCGCCCAATTTTTCCTCTAGGCAAGGATATTGGATATCTACCCGGTGAGATTGAGGATAAATTGAACCCTTGGATGCAACCCATATTCGACAACGTCGAGTTTTTGATGGGTCTAAACCCGGGAAGCAAAAAGGGGAATAGAAGTTACAGAGAGCTCATTGATCTGAACTTGATGCAAATTGAACCACTGACCTACATTCGCGGACGGTCAATCGCTTCACAATACATGATTGTAGATGAGGCACAGAATCTCACGCCACATGAAGTGAAGACTATTATCTCAAGAGCAGGTGAAGGAACCAAGATCATCCTTACAGGTGACCCAGAACAGATTGACAATCCCTACGTAGATGCTACTAATAATGGTTTGATTCATGTAGTTAACAGTTTCAGAAATGAAAAGATTGCAGGCCATGTAAAACTCGATAAAGGCGAACGTTCAGAACTCTCAGAATTAGCTACGAAGTTACTTTAGACTTGACAGAGATACCAGTAACTGCTAGAATATGAAAATAGGAGAATAAAATGTTAGAAAAATTGAAAGATGCACTTAGGAAACTAGGCTTGATGAAACAAAAATCCCTTTTTGATAAAAAAGCTTGGGAATCATATTTTCTGGATTTAGACTTGAACTTAAGACATGAAAATCCGTTGAAAAAAGCACCAAAGAAAAAAGTAGTCGCGAAAAAGAAGGCTCCCGTAAAGAAAAAAGTTGCTAAAAAGAAAGTCAAAAAATAATTAACGAAAGGCAAAAATATGCCATTCAGTAGTTTTACAGTCTATCTAGGCAATAAAGAGTTTCAGTTTTTGATTGATGGTTATAGCAGTATAGATTTTGAAACAGGCGAGTTTGGCGGTTTACAACCTCAATTCAATCTTTTTGACTTACTAAAAGCGATTGAAGAATTCAATTTGAATCCTACAAAATACATAGGATTTGATATGGATGGCGACGTCACTAATCCAACAAGGATTAAAGGAATTTGTAAATGCTTCATCATTAAAAAGTTGAAACTTTACGGACGTTATTTTATGCTTGACGGACAACTGGAACAATTAGAATTGACTGACCAGGTTAAAATCTACACTATGAAAGCATGACCATGAATAGACTATTATTTCTTTCAATAACATGTTGCCTCTTTCAGAGCTGCGCTACAGTTTCTCTAGATGCAAAAAACCTACCGCTGATGAAACCACTGACATTCAGTCCGCCACCCGCTATCCCAAAAGCAACCCCCCAAATACTCAGCAGTCCTAATTCATGTGCTATTTTTGCTACTGCAGCACTGGAAACGGAAATGGGAATCATAAAATCAGAACTATCTCCAGAAATAATATCTAAAATAGAAAAAGACATACAGTACACTCCACAAGGCGGAACCCCTGATATCGCCCTTGAAGAGTACTTGCACACTCTCTTCAGTAATATAGTAAGGGTAAGTCTAGATGAAAACAACTGCAATCAATTTAATTGGATAGCAGACAAAATGAAAACTAATTGTCACGTACTCCTTTTAATACATGCTAACGATCAGAAAAACTATGCATACTTAAATCACACGGAATATGTCGAAGGCGTAGACGACTGCGCCCTGAAAACCAATCAGTTCGGAAGCCTAGCAACAGTAACAATGCACAATCGATTCAAACAAGACAATCTGCCTCAATACGATAACGTCGATGTAAATGTAGAAGTTCTAGCAATGTGCAATGATGGTGGAAGTTCGCATGACACTGCTATTTTACCACAACAGGCAGAACCAGAACAAGTTATCCCAGTTCCTACCTCAATTGATGAAACACCTCCAGAGACAAATGTAGAGTAAAAAATGAAGAAATTGTTAATCGGATTATTTTTAGCAGTAAGCTTGATCTCATTACATACGAACTCAGAAATGTGGATTAAGCCAAAATCCAGAGAACCTATAGATCATGCATATGAAGGCTTGTTCATAACAGATCCGCAGTCCCTTGTGGGAACCATCTTTGGATACTGCTTCCCATGGTCAGTAGCAGTTGCCAAGAGGCAACAACATGAGGCAGATGGGGAACCCACGCAAGCAGAATGGCGACAAATAGAAAAGGACTCACATGTTGATGTACTCACAGGTGGCGCACAAGCTGAGGATATCTATACCTATTACGAAAGCAGAGGAAAGCATGTAACCCTAGTAGAAATGCAAAAAGGGCAATGTGAACCATACTTCTATGCAGCGGACCAGATGAACAAAGGTTGCATAGCCATGGTTCTTATGTTTGCAGACCACGTAGGTGGACATATTGAGGATGTTGTAGGTGTTGAAGCATGCCAAGCAATCACGAACTCATGGGGAAGCAAAGCGTATATTAGCACCTATTTTGACTTTGAACACACGCACATGACAATGTTCAATGACGTAAATGCCCAGTCATTCTTTATGGTAGCCTGTAGTGCAGATACGCTACCAGGTCCAGAAGTTAAAAAGGCTAATAAAAGCCGTATTATCGGCATCCATTTAGATTAGAGGCCAAAAATACCCTCTTTTCTACCTTACGACGGGCTACAAGGCCCGTCATTTTTTTGCCTGATTTAAAGACCCAGGAATCGAGGGCATCAGCTGCACCATGTAATCTACCAGCCTTTGCCTCTTTATAGACCCTAGAGGCCCTAAATGCCCCATAACCTACGTTATAGCTGAAGCTAGTTAAGGCCGCCACTTGGCAGGCGTTCAAATTTTTTAGCTTAGAGACCCTAGAATAGTGATACATTACATCACGTTGCAGCATTGCCAAGGCATAATCCTCAGTAATACACATCTTTTCAGTAGCTTTGGAGCCATAACCTACCGTATTTTGAGCCCTGTCATGGTAGGGGTCGTGTGTGAATGACTCGAACATAGCAATGAATGACAAAATGTAAATCATAAAATCTGCCTCCATTGTTAAGATAACAACCCAATCCAAGAAAAGCAACTCTTGACAAGATTTATTTTTTGAAGTAGGATACAAGAACTACATAGGAAATTTTATGAACCTAACCACACAAAATGCGCTTATGAAAGCCCTTGAATTTCTTGAAGAAGCTGAGCAAGAGACTAAAGGTAGAATCAGCACAAATGCTGCCCTTTTACATGATAATGTGCAACGACTACGCGCTGAAGCAGAATACGTACTTGAACGTTTTCTAGACATACAGGATTGGGAATGACACTAGTACAAATAATTATTGAATCTACGGCCATAGCAGTAGCCATCATAATCGGAAATTTGGCAGCAACAACTTGGCTATTTTTTCTGCAGGAACAGAAAAAAGCTAGAAAAAAGGCAAAAAAATGACATTCGTTTTACGAGATCAACCTACCGGATTCGATATAGTCGAAACAACATGGGTTCGTGAGGATGGTAGTTGTGTTGAATACGTAAGAGTAGATGAGTTATCCATTCGTGAAGGCGAAAAACTCAATAAATTGAAAGTTATTAGATTGTTAAACTTTTTAACACGAGTAAAAAATGAAGAAAAAAACATGGAAAAAGGTGAAAAAAATGAATAGGAAGTTTGTTCTTTTGGCAGTATTGTTTCTTGCTGGCGCACTTGGGTATCGCGTTTTTTTAGACTTAAGGACACACCGCATTGTGGATCGCGCGAGTCTTGTCCAAGAGCGGACTTCAGAGGAGTTCAATCCACCAAAAGTTGATGATAAGAGTCAAGAGATTTTTCAATCAGGCAGCAAAAAGGAAGATGTAGCACCAAAACCGCACAAAAAGAGCAAATAAAATGTGGACAACAATCAAAAATGATACTCACCCTGTGATATTGTCATTGAATGATTTGTTAGGAAAATTTGGATTTTATTGTGATATGAGCAAGGTGAAAGAGATCGATGCAATCATATTTAAGAATAACCTCTACATCTCAATAGAACACGTCGCAGAATATTTGAATTCCATAGATATGAAAATATCAGATGTGCAGTTGATTGGTCAAAAGGTAAAAGCTTTAGCATTTCGGAACAAGATTGATTTTTACAATCTTGACGAGGTAGAGGATAGATTGAAAGAAATATCCGATAGCATGTCTATGCAATTAGCCTTTCCTAAAAAAGCCCCAAATTGGCGTCGGAATAACCTCGGATGAAAAAGAAAAAAGATGACAAGATTGTAGACCTTCCAGAGACAAATGCAGATCTCATAGCCATCTATGAAATGTATGAGATTTTGTTGAACCAAGGAAAACCCATAGCAACTATTGCAGATGACTGTTTTTACATCAATCTTGTCGAAGAGCAATCACTCTCATCTCGGATGCTTACAGCAGGCTACCTGAAATACTCTATGCTCTATTGCCAAGACAAGGATTGGAAAGAGCAACAATACATTGATTTATTTACGAAACACTAGGCCATAATGTGAAAATATCGATTTTGGAAACATACAGCAGTCGAGTTGTTGCGCAGGAGGAGATTTCTTGGGACGAGTTAAAGAAACTTTTTTCTAAACACGAAACACGCTATACATCCAAAAAAGATGTCCCCATGTTTTCAGCCGCCGAGTTCAAACCCGGACAGCCTCACAGCAATAACACAGCGATACAAGCCCATTTAGGTGTTATAGATCTAGATGATGTTTCATTGGCTCAAATGAGGGATATTGAAAAAAAGCTAGAAGAAACGTCCTATATTAGTTACACTTCATGGTCACATTCCCGAGAAAAGGAATTAAATGACCAACACCGTGTTCGATTCCTATTTCCGCTATCAAGACCTGTAGATAAATTAGAATGGTCCAAATTTTGGAACAAGTTAAATTTGTATTTTGATAAAGTCATAGATCAGTCAGCGAAGGATATTCAACGAGGATATTACTTCCCCGCGGTTGATGGAGATGGGCCTCATTGGATTAAACAACACGAAGGAAACGCTTTCGATGTAGATTGGTTGTTGAATCAAGATTTTTCGGGTATTAAGAAACTAGACTCTGAAGATCTTAGACAACTAGCATATAAATTACAACGAAGACTAGGCGACTCCTCAAAGGGCATTTCTCAAGCAATACTACAAGCTTTGAAAGGAAATCCAATAGCTCCAATAGGCGAAAGAGATAACATGCTCTTCAAGATTGCGCACGCTATCGTTAAGGAATTTCCTACTTGCGATATTCAAAATGTAACAAATATTTTTTTGAGTAGCATTGCAGTAATGCAATTAGATAACCCGAGTTCCAATAAACCAGGTTGGTTTGAAGATAAATTACGCAGAGCTAAAGAACAATTATTAGAAGAAAAGCAAGCAATACAGGCAGAGTTAGATAATGCCATAGCTCAAAAAATCCTTGTAGCATTCGGAAGTGATGCTCAAAGAACACACCCCTATACCCCAGAAGAACTTCAATCGTTTTACGACGATGCGGAGTGTAATTCCCAGCAGTTCAAAAAACGTTGGATCATTCACAGTTGTGGTACCTATTACATCTTCTTCAATGGGTCTTATCTGCCTCCTATTACCGAGAAGGACCTATTAAATGCATGCGATACATTTTTAGCTCCAGCAATAACGGCAGGAGTGTCCACTGAAGCAGTTCGTTCAAGAGGTAATGTTACAGCGAAGTCAATTACGGAATTAACCATTGATTACGGAAGTCCATGCTTCACTATCGAAGCTGATCTTACAGTTCAAAAATCAAAGTACAATGAAAAAATAAAAACTTTTATTGAAGCAACGGCCCCAAGACGAAACATTCAACCGAAATATGACCCACTAGTTGAAAAATATATTGAGTTATTAGCTGGGGAACAAGAGGGGCAGCTCAAGGATTTCATGGCCTCCATAACAGATCTTTCAAGACCTTCTGTTGCCCTATACCTTCATAGCGATGCCGGATATGGAAAAAGTCTACTATTTGATGGACTTGCCAGAATTTGGGGTCAAGGAGCACCACCAAAACTAGGTCAAGCCATGGGGGAAGGCTTCAATGAAACCCTAAGTAGGTGCCCTTTAATCGTTGCAGATGAAGTAATGCCGTCCACTTTTCGTAAAAATGGCAATACTGGTGAACTTAGAGAGTTCATTCAGGCCGAGACTAGACAGTTGAGACGTAAGTTCAAGCTAGAAATGCAGCTAAAGGGCTGCATTAGACTCATTCTGGCAGCCAATAACGCCGACCTGCTAGGAACACACGAGGATCTGTCACAAGAGGATATCAACGCCATAGCAGGACGTTTCCTATACATCAATTGTAATAACAAAGAGGTCAAAGAATTCCTCGAAGGTCTGGGCTGGGATACAGTTGCCAGTTTCATAAAAGACGATAGAATAGCAGCCTATGCGCTCTGGCTTGTAGAAAATCGAGTTATTGAAAACAAGAGTAGATTCATAATCGACACTACGAACTCCCAGTTCCACCGCAGAATGGCCATAGGAACAGGTCTACCTTCTAACATCTGCCATTGGCTTGTGAGTTATCTTCAAAGTCCAGCAAAAGTGGATGCTCAGAGCAAGGGTCAGGTCTTGGTAAGGGACAACGAAATTTATGTAACTGCTAAGGCCCTGAACGATTATTGGACGATGTACGATACGCATACTCTGCCACCAACACCATCAAAAACATCTAAAGCCCTGATTCGAATATGCAAAAAAGAGAAAAAATCTATTAAAATTAACAAAGAAGTATTACGTTTCTGGCATGTAGATTTTGACAATCTTGTAGCATGGGCAGAAATGAATAACTACTCCACAAGAGACGAACTACTTTCGTTGACCTCAGTCAATACTATCGTCAGAGGTGAACAAAAACCACCTCCACTACCAAGGGACATTCAATGAACCAACAAATATTATCCTTACATCCTCACGCTAGCCTCAGAAAACACGCAAAACAGGTAGTCCTTCCAGATAGTTTATTGAATGATAAAGTATTACTTATGAACAAGACGCTGGAGAGAATTGGCGGGGTGGGCCTTGCTGCCAATCAAGTTTTTCTGAGTGATGCTATTTTCATAGCGAAAATCGATGGTGAAGAAATACCTTCAGTTTTCATAAATCCAGAAATAGCAGAAATGTCAGTCGAGAAGGTAGATAGTCAAGAGGGCTGCCTTTCAATACCAAGATTTGCAGACATCGTAAAACGACATGCAACTGTTCGATTGAAATATACTGATTTGGAAGGAAATGCTCAAGAAAGACATTTTTACGGGCAAAATGCCGTTATTATACAACACGAAATGGATCATTTAAGTGGCCATCTCTTCATTGATGAGCTGTCTACCCTTAAACAAAATATTGTAAAAAAGAAAATGTTGAAGTTTAAAAAGAAAAATGGACTTGTGTAATGTTTGCAGCACTTCCAGAGAAAAAATATGCTGTTATTTACGCCGACCCACCATGGTTCTATAAAGGCAGTATCCAACATAATGGAAAAGAAAGCACGGGTAGTGCATTCGTACACTATCCCACAGTGCCAACCCCAGATTTAAAAAAGTTACCAATACCCGAAATCTCAGAAAAAAACTGCATCCTATTTATGTGGACATCTAATCCCCACCTCGAAGAAGCTATAGAGTTAGGAAATTCATGGGGCTTTAAATATAAAACTATTGCATTCATCTGGAATAAAGAGAGGCCAAATCCAGGTTATTACACGATGTCTGAATGTGAGATTTGTTTAGTTTTCTGTAAAGGAAGTATTCCAAAACCTCGAGGTGCAAGGAACATACGACAGTTCCTTAGCGAAAAAAGAAGAGAGCATAGTAAAAAACCAGATGAAGTACGAAAACGTATTGAATTAATGTTTCCTATGCAAGGAAAAATCGAGCTATTCGCAAGAGAAAAGGCCGAAGGTTGGGACTGCTGGGGAAATGAAGTGTGAGTAAATATGTAACCATACTTGACCAAGAGGCGTCTCAGCGAGACTATTTCAGTCCCAGTCAGATAAGCACCTATAGACAGTGCAAGATCTGCTGGGCTTTTAAGTATCTAGATAAGAGAGAAAAGCCAGAAAACTTCGCTGCGAAGCGCGGTCAGGATCTTCATAAATTACTGGAACAGTACCTAGATTACGGTATTCCAATCAAGCCATCCACTAAGTACGGGCAGATGCTGCTTGCTGGCATCAAGCACCTACCAAAGCCAGGAACGGCGAAAGTTGAACAAGGTTTCGTATTCGAAAAAGATGGATTTAAGTTCGGTGGTTACATCGACATGTTCTATAAGGATGATAGCGGTCTCTACGTTTGTGACCACAAGACCACCAAGAGTTTCAACTATGCTTTGACCCCACAAGCACTAAAAAACAACATTCAAGCCAATATTTATGCCGCTTTCATACTCTCAAAGTTTCAAGAGGAAAAGGCATTCCTAAAATGGATTTACTACAAGACCGCAGGCGTACCTGAATCAAGGCTTGTGCAGATTGAAACAGACTTGCCTTTCGTTATGAACTATGTTAGTCTTGTCTTGAATGACTGTAAAGAGATGCAAAAAGCTAAACTTGAAGGCAAGACCGCCTCAGATTTTGACCCACCAGTAGGTGGTTGTAGGGCGTTTGGACAGTGTGCGGCAGTACTGGTAGGCACCAAAGGAATGAAAATGACAGATAAACGACAACTTTCAGAAGTACTTGAAGAGCTTGCAAGTGGCATAAACCCCCCAAAGCAGCTGTCACTACCGACCAATGCAGTAACAGGTGTCACTGCGTCACCAGTTGAGTTATTAAAGGATGAATCCTTACAAGCTTCAGTAACAGCTCCAAAATCAGAAAAATTTACTTTATTAATTGATTGCATACCTCGTAAAGGTATAAATTGTATAGAATTTATGGATTTTCTCAAGCCAGTCTTCAAACGAATATCAACCGAAAAGAGTGTCGGACATTACAATTTTATCCCCTACGAAGGTCGCGCAGTTTTCTTAACAACTTTGGATAAATACTTAGATGAAAATCCACAAAGTGAAGATGTAACCATTCTATTGAATACTAGTGGAAAAGAAGGTCAGGATGCCATTGATATCATGATCTCTCACGCAGGGAAGGTCGTTCAAGGAGTAAAATAATGGAATATTTAAAGGGCGAAGGTGATCTAGAAAAAATGGCCTACCTTCATGAACTAGAAGATTGGTATCTTAGACAACTAGTCTATGCCGCATCACATTACTTCGACCATGAGTACTCATTAACATATGCCTATACTGACCGAAGACAGGCTCTTCGAGAACAGATGCTAAACGTCATTGATACCTTTGATGTGCATCTAGATTTAGTACAACCCGAAATCAAGAAATTGTATTCCGGCAGACCGGAGAGTTTGGAATGAAAAAACTCCGAGACCTATTTTGGAATGTGCATTACGGGATTAAAAATTTCCATTCGACGCATATCTATGCACCGATTCAACGTATAAAAACTGTAATTGCCTACATTCCGATTCTATGGTACGACCACGACTGGGATCACTTTTACTTTTTTGCCTTGATGGAACACAAACTGAAACGCATGGAAAAATGTCTACGTAATGGAAACCACCTTAGTTGTAACAAGGACGCCGATCGAATAAAAATATGCCATACAATCCTTAAAAGATTGCAATTAGGTGAGTATGATAAGCATGACATGGAACTGCATGATGCTAAATGGGGCGAATTGGAAATGAGATTCGAACGTGTTGAAGATGGAGAGGGTGGTCAACATTCTCAACTTTTCCTTGAAAGAGCGAATGTAAAAACTCCAGAAAATTACAAAAAAGAATCAGATGAAGTTCAAAGAATCTATAAAAAGGCAAATGAAGTCAAAAAAGCAGATTTAACACTACTCTTCCAAACCCTCAATAAATATATTGTATTGTGGTGGGATTGATCAAATGAAAAAAAGAGTATCAAAAGAACTCACAAAACTAGAAGGGTATGAAAATATAATTGCTAATTTTACCGACATGGTCGAGTATACAAAACAAAAAGTCAGAGAGCAACTAGAACTGTATTTTAAAGAAAATTCTGATTTTCACATACATTCCTCGAGAGTAAAGGACAAAATGTGGGAATTTGAACATGCTCAGGAAGAGTTAGAAAAAGTTATTAAAAAGTATAGTCCACTAATTACACAAGAAAAAGCCACACGAGATGCCTTAGAATGACAAAAAATCGCGTAGTTAAGATTGAAAAGACGAAACACGGCGGCTGCAAAGACAACCAAGGAAAGGCCCAATTGGACATGGTCCCTTTGGTAGTGCTAGCATTGCTAGCAGAACCTTTAGAAGCAGGTTCAGAAAAGGGCTACGATCGCCATAATTGGTTCAAAGGCATTTCTTTCATGCAATCCAAAGCTGCCTTAATGCGACACCTAGCAGCCTGGGATAGCGGGGAAGACACCTACGTAGACACGCTGGAAGATGGTAAAAAGGTAGTTGGTTCCCACATAAATGCAGCCTTTTTCAATCTTATGAACATCGCAGTGCAAACGCATTTCGGAAGAAATGACCTCGACGATCGATGGATCAAACCAAAACTTGACAAAAACTTGGAAAAAGAGTAGAGTTTACCTACTATGAAGCTTATATACCTTGCCTCCCCCTATTCTGACAAAGACCCAAAGGTCCAGACAAGCCGCTACAAGCTCATCACGAAGGTAGCAGCTTACCTAACCCTGAATACAGGAAACTGCTTTTTTCTACCAATTACCCAATCCTACCAACTAGTGAAGATGATACCTGCATTGGGTGGTTCTTTCGCTAATTGGCGTGATATAGACCTCTACGCCATCAGCAAGTCAGATGAGGTATGGGTAGTAACCATGGACGGTTGGAAAGAGTCTGTAGGGGTTACAGCCGAAATTAAATTTGCTATTAAATCCGGTATTCCTGTCAAGTATTTCGATGTTGAAGGTAAACAAATCGATGAACCTAGGGCTAAGCGCAAGTCGAAAGCCCCAAAAGCTAAGTCAGTACATGCAGAGGTGGTCTAATGCCATACATTGCCCCATATCAGCGCAAGCAGGTAACCGAATCACATTCTCCAGAAAACGTTGGCGAACTGAATTTTCTGATAAGCAAACTGGTACATAGCTACCTAGAACGCAATGGTGGTGTAAGTTATACTGCACTAAATGCCGTAATTGGTGTATTGGAATGCGCAAAATTGGAATGCTATCGCATGCTAGCAGCACCTTACGAAGACAAAAAAGCATTGGAAAATGGTCCGGTCTCTGTTCTGGATAAAGATACACGGAGTTGACATATGTGGCTAGTACGCGTATTCAATGAAGACACTCTACATTGGGAACCGGTAGTAGAGGTCGAAACAGCGCAAGAAGGTTACGATTACATGGATGAATTTATGAAAGACGTTGCCAAATCCATGATAAAAATAAAGGATTCTAATGACGACCAGTAATTTAAAAATACTTTTCTTTGACCTCGAGACTATAGCGAAACCTTTCACTACATCTCGCGAAAGGATCCGATCCGAGGATACCGCAGTCTGCTCCTTCCTGTACGCCTGGGGAGACAAAGGAAAAGTTCAATCTATAGACCTTTCAGCATTTCCAGCAGACTTCAAAAAAGACCCATTTAATGATAAGAAACTTTTGCAAGCAGCTGCAAAAGTTATTCTAGAAGCAGATGTTCTTGTAGCTCATTATGGTTCAGGCTTCGATAAGCCAATTTTACGCACTCGCTTCATTCTTTCAGGCTTAGATGATGCTGCTCAACACATGCAACGAACAAAACTCATCGATACATGTATCATGGCCAGACAAATCTATCGGGTTAATAGCAGTTCATTACGTTATCTTGCAAAACTACTTAGACTAACCCCCAAACTAGAGTCAAAAAATGATTTTTGGGTAGGTGTTATGCGAAGTAATATGAAGGCCATGAAAGACATGACACGATACGGTAAGGGCGACGTAGTAACACTACGTGAACTGTATATGCATGAACGCAAGTTCGCTCCCAATCATCCCAATTTCGCTTTCGGTCAAAAAGACGGTTGCCCTGTTTGCACAAGCAAATGGATTATTATCTTGAAAAAACCTTGGTTCCAAGGCAAAACAGTCTACGATACAAAGAAGTGTAGAAAATGTTCCAGTGTATTTCGAGGAGCAAAGAAAAAGGAACAGATATGACCGAGTTTGAAAAAATGATATTCTCAAAAGACTTCAAAGGATATGAAGAATTAACAATAGGCTTCGAAGATGTGGTTCATAGCTAGACATACGAAACTTGCTAACGGAAAAGCAGATGTAAAGTTTCTAAAGAACGCCTCACTGACTGAGTACCTACAATTCTCAACGTCGGATGTTACGAACCTCTACATTCAAACCTGTCTAGAACATAAACAAAAAGAACTGAAGTGCAAGTTCGTGGCTGTTTGGCTGAATGACGAACCTGTTCAAAGTATAGGAGGTATTACATGATAGCTCAAGAAATACTCCGAGTAATACAGGATATTCACGATTTAGACCAGCAACTTCGAGTAGGTCAAATCATTCAAAACTCCTTAATGTATGCAGACTATCAATCAGATACACAGATAGACAAGGAATTATTCTATACATCGGACATAGAACTATTGGCTTGCCTACTCTTTTTGAAAAGAGATCTCGAGACTTCAGAGCAAATATGACAAAACGAGGAGTCTCACGAACAAAGGAATTTGATCGTATCCTCAATCTCCCGATGAGGAACTGGGAGACTCAAAATCTCGAACGTCTAACTGACCTACTTACAGAACATGTGAAGACTCCAGACGGAAAGATGAAACTTCGACATATTCAGACCGTTGCTTTGTCAGAGTTCCATGACAACGACGGTCTTTTTGGTTCTATAGCCGTAGGTTATGGAAAAAGTTTAATAAGTTATTTAGCAGCAACCGTCGTAAATGCAGAACGACCCTTACTTTTAATACCAGCTAAGTTGGTCGCTAAAACACACAGGGAACTTGAAAACTACGGAAAGCATTTCAAACTACCCAACAACCTTAAGGTCATGAGTTATGAACTTCTGAGTAGAGATCGAGGGGAAAAGGAATTGATAAGTTACAACCCTGATCTAGTAGTAGCAGATGAGTGCCACAAGCTGAAGAACCTAAAAGCTGCATGCACAAAACGAGTAGGTCGTTACTTCAAAGAAAATCCGGATACGAAAATGCTAGCTGTTTCGGGTACCATAACCAGAAAATCTATCATGGACTATTGGCACATCCTTAAATGGTGCCTGAAAGACAAAGCCCCAATCCCCACGGGCTGGCGTGAGGTCAAAGATTGGTCATTGGCCCTAGATGAACAAATACCGTTCGGGTGGCAACGGTTACAACCTGGATGCCTATTGTTACTATGCACAGCGGAAGAGCAAGCTATCGCCACAACAAAACCGAAGGCCGGCCTAGAATTTTCGCGTCTAGGATTTCGCAATAGGCTAACAGGCTCCCCCGGCGTTGTTGCCACTTCTGACACCTTTACCGGATCTAGTCTATACCTAAAATGTGAACTTAATCACACCATTGAAGAGATTCAATCGGATTTTGAAACACTTAGATCTACATGGCAAACCCCAGATGGGGTTGATTTTATGGATGCTATGGCCTTTTGGAGACATTGTAGGGAACTGAGCAATGGTTTCTACTATAGATGGACTAATAGACCCCCCGCGGAATGGCTAGCAGCACGTAAGGAATGGGCATCCTTCGTAAGGAATATAGTATCACATAGCAGAAAAGGGATCGATACTGAATTTCGTGTAGCCAAAGCTGTAACATCCGGAGATTACGTAAGTCCTGAATATCACACATGGAAAGCTATTAAAGATAGTTTTGAACCAGTAACTGAAGCCGTATGGCGATCTGACAATGTGATACTACAAGTTGCTAAATGGCTGAATAATAACGAAGGAATTGCTTGGGTAGAACATTTAGCCTTTGGAGAGAAACTTTCTCAAACTACGGGCTTGCCTTTTTACTCACAAAATGGTATGAATAGAGATAAGCAATTGATTGAGGATGCTAAAGGGCCCATAATTGCTTCCATTGCTTCGAATTCTGAAGGGCGTAACTTGCAGCAATATAACAACAATTTGATAGTTAGTTGCCCACCAAGTGGCTCTGTTTTTGAGCAGCTAATAGGAAGAACTCATCGTTCGGGTCAGACTTCCGATGAGGTGAACTTTGAAATTATGTTTGGATGTCGAGAATCATTGGAAGGATTTAACGAGGCTATTGAGCAAGCTAAATATGTAGAAGCAACAACAAAACAACCACAAAAAATACTTTTCGCTGATATTGAGTTATGTGATGAAACTAAAATACAACAACTAAAAAAAACCGACTGGGCATGGAAAAAGGTAAAATGATGAACCAAAAACCACGACGTGATATGGATGATGAAGATGAATCAAGTGCTTTTAGGGACGCAGATGAGATCTGGGTCCAGGAAATAACTCCCGATTCTGCTATAGAATTTCATGATCGTATTAATCGACAGTTCAAAATGAACCCCAGACTTCCCATAACTATCAACATTAACTCACCTGGTGGCGATGTTGCAGCTATGTTTCAGATGTTCGATAGCATGGATGCTATTACCGCCTGCGCCCCTAAGGAGTTCTACTTCATTACAATGGTTAGTGGGGAGGCCTGCAGCGCAGCAGCAGACCTGCTTGCCTACGGAGACCTAAGAATAGCAACTCCTAAATCGACGGTAATGATCCACCAGACCTCAGGATGGCCCCGATCACCTCACGTTGATGACATGCGAGTCCATGCAGATGAACTTGAACGTATGAACGATCTAGCTATGCAGATTTTTGTAGACAATACTGGGTTCCCCGGTGGGCTCGAAGGTCTAAAGAACTATCTAAAGCGAGACAAGTGGTTGAGTGCCAAAGAAGCTAAGGAACTCGGTGTCGTAGATGAGATTGGGTACATGAAGATTGAATATGCTAAAGCAGCATTCGTTCATATTTTTGATGAAGTCAAAAAAGATAGAAAAGGTAAAAAGAAATATCGACAAGTTTTAACAGACGAGAATGAAGAAAAAGAAGCACCCGCAAAAAAATCAAAAGCTAAACCTAAAAGAGGAGTAAAGAAATGAGTGTATTTACAGGTATCGAAAAACAAAAAGTTGACGTTAGACCACCGAAAGAAAATAGTTATTTCGTTCCAGGGAACTACAAGGCAGAAATCTTGGCATCTAAACTTGTTGAACGAAAAGACGGTTCAAAAGTATTCGTAGGTGAGTTAAGAATCCTTGAAAGTGATAATGAGGATGTTAAAGTAGGCGATGAAAAAAGCTATTTTCAAACTTTCGTAATCCGAGACATGGCCCAAAAGAATATTGCACAGTACATTATTAGTGCCCTAGGTGGTGGAAGAGACGCCGCAGAAGTCACCGAAGAAGTCTGTGATCAAGTAGTATCAGACAAGAACCCTCTCGCTGGTAAACACATTGGAGTACGGGCATTTTCTAAAGTTTCTGCTAAAACAGGTAAGGAATACGTAAATTTGGCCTTCTACCCAGTCTAGGAATATTGTGAAATCCTTTTTAGCCCTCGATACTGAAACTGAGTTGATTGCGCCTGGTAATCAGGCGCCCCACCTCATATGTATAAGTTGGTATGATGGCAAGGAATCGGGGTTGTTGCACTGGAAGGATTCTCACGACTGGATTAAGGATAAACTAGAACAGGCATCACAAGAGAAACCGCTTGTATTTCACAACGCAGCATTCGATTTAGCAGTAATCGGGAATCAATTTCCCGATTTACTGCCATTAATTTTTGATACTCTTGATCGTAGTGCAGTCAGTGATACGTTGAAACGTGAACGCCTAATCCATATTGCCAATGGAACTCTCAAAGAAAATACCTATTCATTGAAAGATGTTGCCAATAGATATTTAGGTCTTTCCTTAGATAAGGATACTTGGCGTCTTCGATACAAGGAACTAAAAAACCTTCCAATAAAACTATGGCCTCAAGGTGCCGTTGATTACGCTATTGAAGATGCCGTAACTACAGGAAAAGTGTATGAAATGCAAGAAGAGCCGGCTCAAAAGTTAAATTTGTTCGAAAATGAACCGGAACAAACTAGAACAGCATTCGCACTCTACCTTACTTCGGCTTGGGGTCTTGTAACCTCTAAGGAAGCCGTCGATGATTTAGAATTAAAAACTCGTAATGAGATAGATTTGCTGAGAGATTTTCTGAAAGAAGCGAAAGTCGTTCGTGAAGATGGCACTCGAAATATGAAGTTAGTTGAGCAGTTGATGGAACAAAGTTATCCAAACTGCCCTAGAACACCCACTGGCAAACCGAAGTGTGATGAAGAGGCTTGTGACGATTCTAATAACGAAGTTCTTCTAAAACTCTCACGTTACCGTAAACTTCAGACTTTGATAACAAAAGACATCCTTGTTCTTCGAAGAGGTAACACAGAACCGATTCATACGAGGTTCGAGAGCCTACTTGAAACCGGAAGAACCAGTTCTAGTAAGCCAAACATCCAAAACCCTCGTAGAGAGCCTGGTGTTAGGGAATGCTACGTTCCGAGACCTGGGTACGTGTACGCCTCCTGCGACTACAACTCAGCCGAACTCTATACCCTAGCACAGATCTGCTATACCCTTTTTGGGTATAGCAAGATGCGTGATTCCTTACTTGAAGGTAAGGACTTACATCTAGATTTTGCAGCGCAAATGTTAGGAATAAGCTACGAATCTGCAGTTGAACGTAAGGAAACAGTAGAAATAAAGGAAGCTAGACAGCGTTCGAAAGCCGCAAATTTCGGATTTCCCGGTGGTATGGGCGCAGAAAAGTTTTCACTTTATGCGAAAGGTACTGGACTAGTTATCTCCGTTGATGAAGTAAAGAAACTAAAGGCCGCCTGGCTTCAGAATTGGCCAGAAATGAACGATTACTTTAAATGGATTAACACAATAACCCGGTCCGGAGAACCCATAAAACAATTTTTTAGCAATCGGTATCGGGGAAATGTGCGTTACACCGAAGCTTGCAACTCATTTTTTCAAGGATTGGCAGCAGATGGTGCAAAAAATGCACTTTACGAAGTCTGTAAAAGATGCTATATTGATCAAGAATCACCACTTTACGGAAGTAGACCTACTAACTTTGTTCACGATCAGATCATTTTGGAATCCCCAGAAGACGGAGCAGCAGAGGCCGCTGAGGAACTAACGAAAGTTATGATTCAGACTTTCAATAGATGGACTCCAGATGTTCCAATAAAAGCGGCTCCCGAGTTAGCGACTTGCTGGTCGAAAGATTCGAAACCAGTTTACGAAAATGGAAAACTAATACCTTGGAGAAAAAATGGCTAAAGGAATATTAAAGTTTAACCTACCTGAAGAACAAGAGGAATTCGATAGAGCAAGTCATGCTATAGATTACTATTTAGCATTACATGAATTTTCACAGGAAGTATTGCGTCGTATGACGAAGAGGGATTGTCATCCCGGTATAAGTGGAAGGGAATTGACCTCGGAAGAGTCCGCATTAGCCAAAGAAATCTCCGATCTATTTTACGAGATATTAAATGAACGAAACATCAAACTCTTTTAAATCCGAGAGTATTCTGGCCATAGACCCGAGCATCCGTGCTTGTGGCGTAGCTATATTTTTGAAAGGTAAATTAGTTTACGTTGACGTTATTCGTACGATGGCTGTAGTAAATCAAGCTCAAGCCATCCAAGAGATCTGTGATAAACTTCATCATATCTGGCAAACTACGATTTCTGATTCTCTAAGACCAGAGTTATTGGTTGTTGAGAAACCTCAGATTTACCAACAGGCTCAACTTAAAGGTGATCCGAATGACCTAATCCCCTTAGCCTTAATGTCCGGAGTACTTTGGGAAAAATTCAAACCAAAGAACTTGATGTTACCGACCCCTAAGGAATGGAAGGGTCAAGTTCCTAAAAATGTAATGACTAAAAAAACCTGCAGTCAGTTGAGCAAACAAGAGATCGATGTGCTATCCTGGGAGTTATCGAGAGTTCCAGAGGCACTTAGACACAACGGTTTTGACAGTATCGGAATTGGTTTATGGGCAAGAGATAGATTTAATAAAAGGATAAAAAATGTCGAAAATGCAAAAACAATATGAAGAACTATCTGCCGAAATGCAGAATACGAACAAAGAAATAAAGGCTTTCGAAGAAAAATACAATCTCGAAACTTTGGAACATCGTAAAGCTATTAAAGAAGCTCAAGATAAATATGCCGATGAGTACTCGGCCTTGAAACTCAAGGATCAAGAGGTACGGGGCAAACTTAAGTTCCTTTTCGAACTCGCTAGAGAAGTTCAGAATACTGCCCATGATAAGGCCGTAGTAGGTTACGAGACCGGGAACATGGATGTAGTTATGGAATCCACATTGGAATCCTCATCTGCCATTATTACAACTGACGGTGCGGTGTTCTATAGGACCTACCCATCCTTCGTAATCGAAGATGAGGCACTTGTGCCCGAAGAGTTCGTAGTTAAAAGTATCGATAAGGATGCAGTAAAGGACCGACTCTCATCTGGTGTTGAGATACCCGGAATAAAACCAACAAATATCATAAGTGTGGTTGTTAGGGACGCAGAATGAGGGAACTAGTGCTATGTAGAGTTAAAGCCCATCCAGGGTATATGCTATGGCTATACTCTGACAACCCTAGCATAACTAAGGAAAATGGACAATACCTCATCTCACTAGAGTGTTTTCGTACAAGCCAAGCCCGGCACACGGAACATATAAAATCAATGCCAACCGTGAAAAAGGATCAAGAATGAAACTGGAATTGAAAATGGCACTTCTAGCAGCAGGGCTTCTCATAGTTGGTTTTTTATTAACCTATTCAATGGCAGGTTGCACGCATTTGCAGGCCCATGAAGACGTGCCGTGCTCTAGTGGGTATGGTAGACTATGCTCATATCTAGAGTTACAACCGAATGGTAATCTAGTCCCGGTAACTATTCTGGTCTGTGATAATGATACCGCTCTACAATCTTGGCTTATTGAGCAAGGAACGAACTGCAAATGGTGACTAAATGAAAACGAACGTAGCTGGCCGTAAATTAATTAAGGATTTCGAAGGTTGTAAATTTAAAGCCTATCTTGATCAAGGTGGAAAACCTACGATAGGTTATGGGCATACTGGTCCTGAGGTACATCTGGGGCAAGAAATTAGTCAATGTGAGGCTGATAGATTACTGGAAAATGATCTAGCCAGGACTGAATTGGGCATAACGAAACTACTGAAAGTAGATGTTACAGAAAATGAATTCAGTGCCTTAGTTTGCCTAGCCTATAACATCGGTTTAGGGGCCATAGAGACTTCCACCTTGCTCCACCAAGTAAATCAAAATAACTTCAATGCAGCTGCCAACGAGTTCATCAAGTGGAATAAGATCCACTCAATCGTGAACAATGGCCTGACGCGTAGGCGAAAAGCTGAAATGTGCTTATTTTTGGCATAAAAAAACCCTCCATTAGAGGGTAAAAATAAAGCCCCTCTTCTGGGGCTTCTTCTGGCATCTTCGAAAGGGAGGCCGGTGGTACTGGTGTCAGGGTCCGTTTCCAGAGCTCCTTCCCTTTCTGAGTATATTATATCAAACTAAAGGTATCCAAGTCAAGAAAAATCGTCATGATCCGCTAAAAATAATGAAAAAATCAATCAATTCAGGGCTATAGAGCCCATTTTTTGTCCGCTATTATCGTAAATAGCAGCTTCTATCATGGTATTTAGGATGCCATTCAGGCCGTCTGCGTTGGTTTGGAAGACCATGGCTAGGTTAACTAGTTCGTTTGTACCCATGTTCGACTTGAACTTTTCTAGGGCTAAAGCCTTAGCTTCGATTGCCGTGTCTGAAGTAAACGTTCCACGAACCTTTGCCGGAGAGACGAAGGTAATATCTATTTCTTTGACGGCTTTAAGGGCACTATTCTTAACGTCAGCAAGATGAGCAGCTAGAGCTACGTTAGCTGCCACTGCGTCATCTGCCGAGTTTAGTCCGCCAACAATCTTGTTGACGATGTACCCAAAAATAGGTCCTAGAAGTGTTATTAAGGCTAATATTGAAGCCAACATAACTACTTCAAGTTCGAAACTGCTGCTTCGATGCTAGTGCTCAAAACGGCATCTACCGAACTAGGGACGGCTGCGGGTGGGGCTACTGGAGCGGCTTGTGCTGCATTGGGATCCTTAGCTGAACCCAAACCTAACACGAACATGATCTCTTGAAGACCCTTTTCGCCTAAGTAACTTTTCATTTCTGCAAGAGCTGCTGCCTTAGCTGCTGCTTTGTTAGCATCGGAAAGACCACCGGCTGCTTTAAGGGGCGAAACGAAAGTCTGATACACAGACTTCGTAGCATTCATGGCTGCGTTGTCAAGACGAAGAATTGCGCTTTGAAGATAGGCACTTTTGACTTTTGCACTAACGAGTGCATTTAATTTTGCTACTCCGTAGACTGCGAGAGCGAGTAAACTGCCACCGAGGGCTAGAAGTAGACTATATAGAACGGTTGATAACATATTATTTTCCTTTTGTTGTTTATTAAAATACGAGTTGTGGAGAAATGAAAATTTTTGACGTTGTAAGTTCTTCGAATACCATACATTTTGCCAAGGGTACATAATTAAATAATGCACTCTGCCATGAGAAATTTGAAAGAGCGGAGGATTTCATTGTAGAAAAACTATCGTATGTATATACTATCCAGAATTGACTGGAGTAAAAAGCATTGAAAAGATACAAATATCCTCCGGTGGATAGTGGTATCGCTGTTGCTCCAACTAAGGTACCTAATGCCGCATTAACCGATGGGTCGACTTTAGCACTCCAGGTAACGCCATTGGTGCTTGTGAATATTTTTCCTGCATTTCCGTAAGCTACAAATAAACCACCAATAAATTTCATACCTTGGCAAGTAAAACTAGCTAATGTTGTTTGCGTAGTCCAAGTGCCGCCAGGTGTTGAAGCCGTAATAGGGATGCCATCAGAGGAAATAGATACCCATACCCCATTTCCGTAAGCCACACCGACCAATGCTTTACTTGTTAAACCTGTAGTGGCTCCTGACCAAGTTCCAGTAGGTAGGGTGCTTCCTTTATAGCGCATGGTACTTGTTGAGGTTGTTCCAGAAACTGCACAATAATTTACACCATCTGTTGCTATGGCAGTAAGCGCATTTGCCGTACCGGATGTTGCGGCAGTTAATGTAGCCGGTCCACTCGCAATTGGCATAGTATAGATAATACCAGCTGCGCCACAAGCAACTAGATACGTTGTACCATCGCAACAAATGTCATAAAAGGTATGCGCAGAGCCAGTTTGAGTTCCAGTTAGGGCCGGAAGTGTACCACCTATATTATAAGTGTTTGTAGGTGTCGAAAAAAAGATGTTGTTCGAGGCACCTATTGATGCTACGGAATAGCCGCCGGTAGGATTGGCAAAAGATACCGTATTCTGTGCGCCTACGGTATTTCCAGGGGCTTGAGCTGAATTAACAGACTGTAATATGCTATGAAGCATAGACATTGCTGAGGCTGATTGGGATGCTGCGAGTGCTGCATTTTTATTTGTTACTAGAGCGGTCTGTAAATCATTGCGGATTGAAGTGTAGGTATCACAACGTAATATTTGTCCAGTAAATCCTAAAAGGAAATAAAGTCCATTTAGATATGCTGCTTGACTTGAACCATAGAAACTTGTAAGAAGTTTTGTAGGTTGTTTAGTAAAATTCAAGCCATCGGATGTCCAAAAAATATTATTAGAATCACTTATTAATCCAACGATACCATACTCATTTACGACTGAACCTACTGGATATCCGGTATCCGAAAGAGTTGCGACATCGTATGACCATGTAAGACCGTCATCTATAGATGTTGAGATTTTACCGCCGTGACCATAAGCAATAAAACCAAAACCTGGTTTGTAGGCAATATTGTAAATACCTTGAGCTGATGCGGTTACGCTTGGGCTACCTAATACCCCAAGATTCTGAGCGACATAGATTGTCTTGCCATTTGATAGTCCGAGAGCAAAATATGCTGCACCAACTGCTATAGATCTAATATCCGCAGCAAAGGGACCATCTTGCCATACCCAAGTGGTACCGCCATCTACTGATGTTTGATAATTTCCAGTAGCGCTTCCGATAATATAAGCACCACCACCATATGCGATTGCGTAAGCTGCGGTGCTATATCCTGGGGTTCGAGAAGTGAATGTTAAGCCGTCTGTCGTATTCCAAATTGCTCCATTAGTATCAGCAATAACAGTTGTTGTTCCATTCGAAGCATTACAAAGAAAATCACCGGCACCTACGACTTGCTTTACCCAAGTTAATCCGGCATCTACAGAGCGATAGGTGACTCCGGCACTGCCAGTTACAAGATAAAAACCACCGCCGGAATTGTAAGATATGGCATAAAAATCGTTAGCTTCAAAGGGCGTAACTGTCGCATCGTATTGATTGAAATTAATACGGCCATCTGCAGTATTTATGTTTGAGACATTCGTATCATTTTGTGCATCTAAATATGCTTGCCATGCAGCGTACCCTTTACGGAGATAGTTGTCTTCGCCAGAAGTTGGGATATCGTTAGTAGCAAATCCATCACTTCTCCACCCAGAGCGTGGTGTAGTGAGATTAGTTCCATTGCTATCCCATGTTAAATTCTGTGTAGGTTTAGTCATTTAAGTAGCTCCTAAAGAATACCAGCGATGTGGCCTTGGTCGTAACCCGGGCCAATATCAAGACGGAAAAGAGGGTTTGAAATATAATATACATAGTTGAATGAAATAGTAACAGCTCGCATCTCATTCAAAATATTGTAAAGGGTAACTGGATCGGCTACGTTAGCAACATAGGATGTAGCTACAAAGGATGCTGGGTAGGCACTCACAAGTCCAAATGTTCCAACATCAAAATTGCCTGAGATCAGTTGCAAGACTTTGTAAATCTCTCCGATATCCCCGGAACTTTTGTTGATGATGATTCTGGCTTTTAACCAGAGCCTATACTCAGCATCTGTTAGAATGTCACGAGGTTGATTTACAATACGTCCAATAAGATCGAGTGTAGAATCACTTGCATTATCGATCGTTCTAGAATTGAGTAGGGATTGTAGAACTACCTCTAAATCTTGAATCTCTTTTAAAAAGGAACTCAAGACTGCGGCAATTTTAGGTTTACCTTTAAATTGCTCTAGCAGTAATGCTAGTCCTTCACTAACGTGATTTGCATCATTCGCAATAGTCATATCAGGTCACCGTAACCGTAATATCGCCAGTGGCTAATTGGGCAATGGACTTTGCCGCTACAGTAAAGTCTCCAGTTGCTACAGTAGGGGTCACATTATCAATTTTCAAAACAGTCACATTAAGGATCCCTGGAACTGTATAAATTGGGGAGTAGAGTTGTGTTCGGATTGCGTCATCACCAATACGACACATGCTCGATAATTTAGCTGCTAATGCTGCCTTGATTTTAGTGACTCCATCTGCTGGGAATAGGGCAGGGTCAGTTAATACAGTAGTTTCGCAATAAAGTCGAATGGTTGTAGGTCTTGTAAAGCCTATGGCATGAACAATTCCTTGCGAATCAGTAACGTTTACTGAGGTGGTGCCGTAGGGTTGAATGCCTAAGGGCCCTGAGGCGAGGATGGCTGCCGCTACATCTGCGTTTGTACCACCAAGTACCACACTTTGAAAGGCCTTGCCCGGAGTACTATTGCCATCTGTAACTAAAGTCTGGTTTTCGAAAACCACTACATCTGTAACAGCGGCTACGGCTAAAAGGTCGGCTTTAACGGCCTCTAATGTTGATTTACCCTGGGCTGTAAGCTCTTCAAACCTGCGGAGTCTCAGTGCTGAATCTGATTCAATGTTGGTACCGAGTATGGCATCTGCGGCATTTGTAATGCTTACCCAACCAGATACTGGGGTTTGTATGACGGTTAAAGTACCGGAATTGGCTACTTGTGGACCAGTAACTACGGCTCTCATTTTAACTGGAAAATTAGCGGTAATCCCGCTTGAGTTGACTATTTGCTCGATCGTAGTAAAAATAGTCGAGGTATCGCCACTGACGCTGGCCTGAGAGTTCACTGGGAGAGTTGTGCCATTTGTTAGTCTTGCGGTTCCTGTGACAGTGCTATAGGTGGCAGGTAGCCGAACTACGCCAGTAAGATCGCAAAGATTGTCCAATGGAACGCCACTAGCTGCGGCGGGATCGAAGGCAGAGTAAATGGCGTTAGCTACATCCCAGAGATCTGCAATCTCGTTCGAGAGTGGAGCAATGATGTTACCAATGACGGAGGTTGCTCCGACATCAATACCTGGGTCTATATTAGCTTGAATAGATGCGCTCACATCTGAGATGACATTTTCGAGGGGTTTGATTACGAAACCACTACTTGTTATTCCATATGTCATATTAACCGCCTATCACAAAGGGTTCGTAAACGAATGTAAAGTTAGTTCCAGATTGCAATTTAGCTACGAAACTAATTGCCATATTTCTGGTAGATGGATTGAAATCATAATTGATACTTTGAAGAGCTATAATACCGGGTGTTCCAAGTATACATGCTCGAATTCTAGCATCCATGATTAGCTTATTGGGATTCTTAACTAGAAACTCTTGAAACCAGGGCATTCCAATTGAAGTATCTAAAAACCACTCGCCAAGGAATGTTCTAAATCTGACTTTTAGATTTTGATTAATAGCATCATAACCATCGACAACAGAGAATTTATTGTTGGTCGTATCTAAATCGCCACTAGTATTTAACTTTAAGTCCATTAAGATGCCTTAACGTGAATTGCTGAGACTGTTGCGCCTGGAGTCAATGTTGTTTCTACTGCTGGGGTAGTGGTCGTTGAACTTGCGCCTGCAAACACACCACCGTGAACGTGCCCATTATATATTCCAATAAACTCATTTAATTTTCCCTCAAGAGCAGACAATCTATCTTCAGTTTTTTGCCCTAGAGCTACAAATTGATTTGCATTCTCTTCATAGAGATTTATTAGATTTGTATCAATATAAATACGTGAAGTTGTATCATTACCAATAACTAACTTTGTTGCACTCACATTTTGAATAGGTGAACTTGTTGGATAGACATTTACCGGGAATGCTACTGCACCATCAATGACGTGTGTTCGAAGATCAGATGTTTCCGTTTCGAACCCATTAGCTCGCCACTCATCAAGTGAGCGTTCAGAGCAGACTACGAAAATGCAATCGCCTGTCGTTATTGGGAAGGACATGAACCATTGACCAGCTCTCGGGAAGGCAACTGGAACATTCGAAATAACCGGATAGGATTCGTAGGTAGTACTACCGTCTTGTTTTTGTATTGGTCTTTTAATCTGCGGCTGAACATCTACGGTTTGATGTCCAGAATCGTAACTCTGAACTACACATGGAAAAGCCGTATGTATCTCATCGACAAATGACTTATTTGCGATTCGTAGCAACTGACTCAATGTAGGTGTAGTTGTTAATGGCATATTAAGTTATTGGTTTCGCTTCGATGTCTGTGTACCAGGTGTTATCGTAAGTAGTGCCGGTGTAGACAACTCGTTCAACTCGAAAATTTCCGTTCACAGCATCGGATTGAATATTAATTTGATATCCTGGTTTAATTTCTGGGCGAACTAAAGTTCGACATTTTACGTAACCATTTGTCTGGTATTCCGGGCTTCCAAGTAATCCAGTATCTGGGGTGAGTACTATTGCATCGGTTCCTAGAAACTCTTTATCGCCGAGAATGATTAACTCGCCATCTTGAACTGAACCTGTGAGTTTCATTTTTGTCAGTAGGGCATGCAGCTCTTCGTTCACCTTACCACTCACTGTATAGTTACTAAGGACACTAGTTGCAGCAGAGTCAAACTGACTTTCACTAATTTTTGTTATGGCCTTACCACCAGAAACTCTATAAGCTTTGATCAAGTCAAGGGCTATAGTTTTGTAAACATGTCCCTTTTTATAGCTTGTATTTATTCTAGATTTCTGATCAGCATCTACACCATCCGCAGTTCTGAAAACTGTAATCCAGTCTGGTCCAGACTTAGTACTGAAAATCTGAACTACGTCACCTGAAAAAATCTGTGAACTACTATCTAGTGAGTTTACGATAGGTGATGAACCTACATTTAAACTACCACCGACACTACCAATGGTAGGAAATCCACTATAGCCAGTGTTAATCTTAATGGGAGTTATTCCACTTGGGACACTATCGAAGGCTTTTCTGTGAGCGGGATTTAAATTGTAGACCATCAATTCGGCTTTATTTGCAACTCGCGAAAGGTCTTTTTCCACTGTGAATGATGCATGTAGGGATTCTATATCCAATGGTCCCACTGAGATCTTGATGTATCTATTAAATAGTTGATAGTTTGCTATCATTAAGTAGAACTCAATTCTGGGGATGTTACATAGGTTAGAATGACTCGAGTACCGAGATCATTTAATCCCGGATCAATACCAGCACCTGTGGTATCTACTGCAACTATCTCACCTGGGGGTACAGCTAAGGATCGGTAGCGTCTGAGAAGTCCCCAATCACAAACTATTTTAATCCCATCTACAATATCTACTTGGTTGCTAGTTTGAATACTCATGTACCAGGCAGAATCTCGAACATTCCATTTAAAAAATAAATTGTAACTTGTTCCTTCTAACAATACTGTTTCACTATAGAAGGGTAGAGTCTGACTTGTAGGTATTTGTAAACTCATTTTGCAATACCTTTTACAATACCACCTAGGAAAGTAGGTGTGCGTATTGGTGCTGATGGGGTCGATGATATGGGTGCCTGAGTACCAAGACCTTTTTTTGCTGCTTTAGTTATTTTTTGCGGTTTGACCTGAGCGGCAAGAGGGGTACTTGACGTACTAATAATTCGAACTTCTTTTGCCCTAACTGTAAACTTTATTGCATCCGCATACTGAGCATTTCGGTCAACTGATAAATCTTCTAGAAGCATATTTTCATATTGTCTAAGGGTCGTAACAATGGTTACGAGGGCATTACCAGATACTAAATCCTTCAGTGCTAGATAGGATGTCTGAGCGTGATCGTTCGAAACGCCCGTTATCAGATTACCTATACTCTGAACTAAAGCTACGCCGGGTAGTGCGGCTGGGAATAGTAAGGAAGTATTAGAAATAATACCATGTATTTCTAGTGTGTCGGGTTGCACAACGACATGATCGGTAATGTTTACGCCCACCTCAACTGGGTGGTCTGTGATCAATGCAGATGAGTGATGCGTTTCATTTATAGATGCGTCTAGGGATATAGAACCTATCGTCGTAGGATTTTGAACTAGAAGTGCAATTGTCGAAAGGGGGTTTGACATCAGGGCACCGCCGTAACGAAATCTTCTTTAGTAAATATTAATTTACCATTGATCGTATCTTCAATAACTTTTCTAACTTCAACTAAATTTCCACCATTGATATTTATTGTATTATGGTTAGTTACTGAGGAGGCTGAGTTGTAGGATGCAGAACTTTTATTGAATGCTACATTGCCTGGACTGTCGGGTGATTGCATTGAAAGTGGGATTACGCCATCTAGTGTAGTCGTTGATTCTCTCTTTCCTGGTCTTGCGATATGGTATGGTGTAGCTTCTCCGCGTCTAGCTGCCATAGCTGCGTCGTATGCAGATTTCCCCGTTCCCTCTGGATTTCCCAACATCTTATCCAAGGAGGGAAGGGACTGAATTGAATTTCTCAGTTTTACAAATAATGGTATTATACGGACTATTATTTCTGCAATCTTTTCTAATGCGTAGGCCATATCCCCTAATAATTCCAACATTGCACTCGTGTTTTCTTTATTTGTGAAGATGTCAAAAAGCCCCTGAAAGGAATCTCGAATATCTTGCATACGTTTTGCGGTTTCCGAATCACCGTAAATTTTTTGAAATAGTACTTCAATTACGCCGATCTTTGTAGGATCGAAGATGGCCATGAATTCTTGAACTACTGCAGTTATTGCCGTAAAAATCAATAGAAATTTACTAAAAGGCAATATGTAAGGTAGGAATCGAGCGAACGACGGGATCAATGTAGCTGTCATCGCTGCACCTATCGCAATAAATGCAAATGAAACTGCACCAGTCTTGCCCTCTAGCTCCTGAAAAAATCTGGATACCATACCAATCTTTTCTGTTATTTGACCCAATACCGGAAGCATTCCATAAGCAATCCTAGCTTTTAGAACGTCCCATGCTTTATGAACTAGCAGTATTTTATGTTCGTGTTCTTTAAGTGCGGATGCTGTTTTTCCATCAAGGAGTCCGCCGAATCGTTCTAGTTCTTTTCTTTGTTCTTCTATAGCCTTAGAACCTAATCCAAATGTTTGAGCAAGTTCTTTTGCTCCCTTTCCGCCTAATTTTTTAGCGTAGTCAGTTTTCTGAGCTATGTTTGGTAGTGCTGCTAGGGAATCAGAAAATTCATTAATGACTTGGGTTGTATCTTTCCAAGTTCCATCTTGATTTTTTAGACCTATATGTAAAGCTGCAAAAACTTTAATTGCTTTTGCACTTCCTAATTGTGCTTCACCGAGATTCGCATTTAAGAACCCCATAGCCTTTTGCACAGATTCTGTTGAGACTCCGGCACGTTCGGCTACGTAACCCCATTTCTGAAACTCCTCTGCAGAGAGTCCAACTTTTCTCGAGCTATCTACTATAGAAGAGCCAAATTGGACTCCACTCTCGACAAGTCGTTTCATTCCGTAGAGTGCTGCGCCTGCGCCAAGTGCAAGACCTAGTCCATTTACCTTAGCTATGACGGAATCTATATTCTTCCCATAGGAAGTTAGACCACTCGTATCAGCGAATGTTTTGACTTTTACTACGAGTTCGCGAAGTGCTTCATTCATTACTTATTCTTCAACTCTTGCATATTCTTTTCATGTAAGGAATCATATAAATCTAAAACATCATTGGCATCTAGGACATCATCTAATGTCCATTTTTCATAGATGTCATGCAGACTGACTGAGTAGCCGCACCCAGATTCGGCCCATGGACTTTTATAGGATGCTATTCGATGGGCAGCCCAGTCTAATCCTTCGGGGAGTTCGACTCCGCGGCCTGACTGAGTTTTCTTTTGCTTGTCTTTTTTAGACCTTCTAAAAAATTTCTGTAACTCACCTCCAGGGCGAAGTCTAGAAATTCGAACATGATCTCATAGGCACCGGCAAACACTAGCTCTTTTTGACTAGCGAGTGGCATGTAGTTTCCGCCATCGGACTTGACTCGACTCTTTTCTGCTAGTTTATTAACTACAAACTCCAGATTCTCTGGATCCAGATTCATGAAGACTGAGGCGCAGAGGGGGGATACGCCCTCATCGAACTGACCTTCATCTGCTATCTTAAGCATTAACAAGTCTTTAGCCTTAGCTAAAACTTTTTGGCCATCTGCATAACTCAGTGGGTAGACTTCAAACGTATACTCACCGATCTTTTTTTCTTCTGATCCGCGCATTTTTTAACCTATATTATTTTGGTAACTAGTAAGTTTAGCAGATACTTGAAGTATTGTCAACTAAAAAAAGCAGGATTTCGCCTGCTCTTTTTGTTTAGTAGAAAGTTAAAAGAGTAGGTAAATTAACGACTTAGTTGCCACCATCGATACGTACTAGATCAGCACAACGAAATACCCATTCACAATCACCAATTTTATCACCGGCATAGTCACGATCTGGGGCCTTCTGGATCCAAGCTTTGGCAGCCATGAACTTATCGTTACCTTGCTCAGCGAACAAAATCCCAACACCGACTCCGTTAGGGGCCAAGAGATCGGCTTCGTGTAAAGCCGAGAGAATTAGATTGTCTGAAGAGTATCCGGTAAGTGTTAAGGTTACTGAAGCTCTTCCATCAAGTTTCTTAATGCGAACAACTTCTCCACCTGAACCCACTTCATCTTCGAAACCATTGCTAGCTTGAGCAATCTTCAAGGATTGAATAGATCCACCAAGTCCGAACGGAATACCGTTGAAACTGAAGAATAAATTGTCAAGACCGTAATTCTTTAAATCAGCCATTGGTTACTCCTTATAGACTCACAACGCCAGATACAGCGACTGTGTGGATGGCACCTGCGAGGGTGGCTTTAAATACGACATTGGGAAGGTTGCGAGTAGCTTTATCGTTCGTACTAACCGATGCAGCTAAGGGTGCAGTAACTGTTGGTGCTGGGGATGAGGCAAAACCACCTACATTAATGCCATTTTGCAATACACCCAAAATCAAACCTTTGATGGTTGAGATTCCAGCATCCGTATAGGCAATTTTGTTGTTATTAATAAGTGCACTAAATACAGCGACTTGGATACCTGAAGTAATGTAATCGATAAATCGAACAACATCGATATATTCAGGTTTAGCTGTTACACCAGATCGAATGATATTATTACCTGCAAGTTTCATATAGGTATTGCAATGTTTGCCTTCTATAATAAGTCTTTGAGCTTCGGTAATGTCGGCTGGAGTTACTCCGGACAGGTGAGCGAAGGCCCAAGTTTCTGAACCGGGTTGTAGTGAAAGTCTCTTTCCTGCTAAAGCTGCTGCTGCAAACTCACCAATATTAGCTGTATATACACCAAAGGTTCGGAGATATGCAGATCCGCTTAGTGAACTAGCAACGTCATTGCTGGTTCCTGAATCGGTGACTCCCCAATCTGCGGTGCTGTACCCAAAGATCTTCTTTGCGGCTTCGGCCCAGGCTGCGGCTGCTAGAATGTCAGAGGTTCCCTGTGATGCCAATAGCAAACAATACCAATCATTATTAGCTGTTTGGATTGCACTCAGTTCAGTTGCTAAACTTGCATTTGCAGTTGTGCTATCAGACACATGTAGATCATTAAGATTGTAATCTTTAAAGACGAGCAGGGTATTAGCAGACAATGCAATTGAAAAATTAGTTGTGTTATCGGTAGCGGTTACACCAGAAATTGCTGCTGTTGTAATGGCACTTGCCATACCTGCGCATATTTCTGCAACAGTCGCACTTCCATCCGAGGTATACGTACAGATATGTCCATCTATTGTTATACTATAGACATGCGAATTAATTGCTACGGGTACGACTGATAAAAATCTTGAGGATGAAGTAGCTAACTTACCAACCATGACAGTCGAGACTGAAGGTTGTTGATTTAATATGGCATTGGCTGCCATGTAGATTGGATCTTTAGTTGAAAAGCCATCTGTTACTAATTGTGCGAGCATTCCGGATGCTGCATATGACCTAACGCGATCACTGTAGTGTGTATGATACCCTGCAATAAGCGGAATACCGAAACCTGCTACGGATACTGCGGAGGTCTGTTGTGAGATTGTCACACTGACAATACTATCTAAACTCATTGTAGACTCCTGTTAAATGTTTCCAATGATGGCATTATCTAATTCAAGTTGCTCATCATCTGGGTTTTCTAATTCTGAAGAAAGGGAGATGGTATCAATATAGGTGCTGTTGTCTTGCACATCATCGAAGGTCAGATTTTCTGCGGTGCTGAATGTAATATCCAATACTGCTTTTGACTCATATCTATCTTGGAAGATACCATCAGAAATTTTAATAGCATTATTCATATTCAAAACACTGAGATTTGCTGTTTTTAATAGTGCTAAAAGAGAAGGTCTATACAGTTGACCTCTTGCTTGTTCTAGGTAATAAAGAGCATCGTGGTTTGAGGTCTGATCTCGTGAAACTACCATGCAACTTACTGTAATTTTTCTAAGTCCATGAACCGATGTAACGATTTCTTGCCCGATAATTGTTGGTGGAGTTCCAACTGGATTTGTATCAATATAGGTATTTTGAATTATGTCTGGACCAAATGCGCTAGTGGAAATTATTTGTAATATTCCCATTGGCTTTGTAGTCATGGGTCTGGCTTCATTCATCCATACTACTGGAAGACCTGTCGCACCTGCGAACCATCCTTTTATTCCAGTTCGTATGCTTGACCAATCCATTACAACTTATCCAATCTATAATTTATTGCATTTAGGAGATGTTCACCGTCGGGTGAACCTAATCCAATTAAAGGATGATTAAATCCTTTTTTATCTACCGTACTGACAGCATTTTCTGGTGCAATGAAATCAAAAATATTTTTCTTAAAGGATTTTACTACTGCTGCTCCGACAATATTCAAAGCAGATTCTAATGTAATATTTCCTGAGAGATATCTTTTCAAAACACTTATTTGTAATTTTTCGTAATGATCATGTCGTTCAAACGGTTCGCGTATGAAAGATCGAGCGGGAATTTTTGAAGTTCCAAACTCATTCCAAATAGCTACATCTAAAAGTCTTGCTCCAGAAGTACCTTCAGTTTTATTGGCATCTTCTTCAAGAATACCGATAGTAACAACTGCAGGTTTTTTTTCTAGTTTGTATAACAAAGATTTGTATTGATTAAATCCGCGATCAATGTCACTTATGACAACTGCGGATCTAGGCATTACGTAATCCAAATGTTACTTGTTTCATCAAACGTTCGAAATGTTTTCCATAAATGGTTTCCATCTTGTCTGCACCTAATCGTGCAGGTTCTCCCATAGGAGAAATCGCAAGCAAATGGGCTGTAAGGTATTTAATACCCTCATCCCGTCTCGTACTCCAAACACTAGTCTCGATTTGAGCAGAGGCTTCCGCCAATACTAAGGTGATCAACCCAGTATCAGTGGAGGCAAACTCAGGGAATCGTGCTTGAAAATTCGCTACGGATACAGCCATTTGCTACTCGATTTAGATAAGATCCATATAGGCAGCGGCGAGAGGACGATACACTACGCAACCACCGACTTTAGCAGTCATAGCGATTTCATAGGATCGACCTTTGCGTTCCGGAGCATCTTCAGAGATTGGATCAGCGACAACGAATTCCATGTTATTAGGACTCATTTCGTAAGCCATTGCGCGTTGGCCAGTTCCGGCTGCATCAGCATTTGCCAACAAGATCCATGGCAAAACTGAAACTTCGGGATGGTTCTTCTTGAAAGCATTCAAGATGCTGTCAGAGTTGTATCCGTTAGCAGCAAGCGGGGTATCACTGATCAAACGATAGTGGGTTGATGGCAACAAAAGAACATTGGCTGCATGCAAATCAAGGGTTTGATCTGCAATTTTGTTTACCAATGCATTCATGTCAGCAAGGATTTCCAATGGAACTTTATCAGCGCCATCCCATGGTTTAGCATGCGAACCAGCCGCTGCAGCGGCTGCTGACAACACTGGGACGTTTGGATGATTCAAAAGACCTGGGAAACCCAATTCAACATCACCAAGAGCGGCAACTGAGTCCATTTTGCGATTAAGTGCATCACGGGCAGCGTCACGACGTTTTTGATCTAAGTTCAAACCTGCCATAAGAGCACGTTGAACGTCATCAAACGTATAACGATAACCTGAAGCCATACGAGCCAAAGGCGATACTTTTTTAGCGCCTGACACGTCTGCAAGTGGAATGTCCGTTGCGCCGTTGGCCAACCATGCTGCTTCAGCACGTTTGTCCAGTTCATAGTAAGCAAAAGCTTCGGCACCAGCTGGCACGTCGGATTTCACACTTACAAATGAGAGTGCTTTGGGGAGGGCGTACTCGATTTCAATTTCTCTTTGACGCATGAACTCGAGTTGAAGTGCCAAAAAGGCTACCTCATTAGCGTCATTTCTAATTTCACTCATGATAATTCTCCTTAAGCCAATTCAACGATGACTAGTGCGCCAGCACCGCCACTTGATTTGAAGGTTGCTTTAGCAAGGGCTGCAGCTTTACTGGAATCACCGTCTGAACGGACCATACCTGGAAGACCTGCACCATTTGCGGTGTAGCGGACATAAACGGCAGCGCCAACAGTTGCAACGTCTTCAACGCGCATCCAGACTCGGCCTTTGTTCAACACTGGCAAAACGCTTGCGTGTGGGAAACCACCCGCATTGGGTTGACGTGCTGAAGCAGCAAGAACAACACCGAAGGTCAAACCACCAACATCACCACTTACGCGGGGAAGTCGTGCGAAACCGTCACCGCGTGCTTCATCTAAACAGACGAAACGACCGAATGGGATTTCTTGACCTTGAGCAACTTTCACGCTGAAAGTTACGTCTGAAGGTGTATCACCAGTCGAAAGCAAGGTAAGCGAACCCGCTGCTGATTCATCTTCCAATTCAACATTGAAAGTACCACCGGTCAACGAGACAACGGTGCATTTCACTTTCAATGCAAGAGCATTGATTGCAGAAATGAGGCCGTTAACAGCTTCAGTTTTGGTAGCAGAACCGTCTGCGGTATAAGTTGCATTAGCAGCTGCATTAATGCCATCATTGACATTAATGGTATAAACTGCACTATTCACAGCATTGACTACTGTAACAAGGATCAGTTCGTTGGTGCTGTTAATTTTCGAAATAACATCTTTAAACCCTTGATCCGCAAGTCCACCTTCGTAGGCTACGGAAGGATTTAGGCTATATGAAAGTTGAGCCATAATAATCTCCTATTTATTTAAAGTTTTTTTCCAAGCATTCGCATAAGCGTCTAGCTTGACTTGTCGGGCCTGAGCTGGCGTTGCTTTATCAGCAGAACCACTAGCGGCAGTATCGACCGCCCGACGGGCGTTTGCAAGGGATTCCGTAGTTGCTTTATGCGATTCAACAACCATGTCGAATCTTCCATTTACATAATCATCACTAAGTGAATCGAATTTCGTATCTGGACTTGCGTTCAAAATAACAGCTTCTTTGACCTGTCGATCATTAAGTGCTGATAAATCATTCGTATTTCCAAGAACTTTTGAAGCTTTCGACAACAACTCAACACGAGCGGTCACTGCTTCTTGAATGCGTTTCGGATCTTCTGCATCGGCACGGGATTGATTGGCCTTTGCGAGTTCGTCTTTCATTGCATCGAACTGACCTTTAGTCGAATCCAATTCAGCTTTAATGTCAGCCAGTTCTTTGGATCGGTTGTTAAGGGCCAACTCAATCGCTTGCGATGTTGATTTAGGTAGATCGTAATCTACTCCATCCACATGTAACGTTTGGGTTTCCATTTTTACTTCCTCATTTAGGTTTATTTCGGTTACGTACTCGGTGCACGCATCCTGGGAGTCCATCCTTATAGCCACTTCAGCGCCAGCTCGCCCACGTGGGACAATGGCTGCATGGTTATAAGAGATATTTGTTTGTCGGCAATCGTACTTTTCGCCATTGAATTCCCCGGATTCTGGGATCAGGTCGCAGGTGTACCCTAGGGAAATTTCTCTGCGGTGACCTTTTTCTACGGCTTCGATTGCTTCTGAATCCATAATGGTGATGCCACCTGAGATGAAATTATCATCTCGTTTGATTTCTTCGCCGAGCATACCAACAGTATATTTTTTCGAATTCTTTGAGTTCACTAGAACGTAATCTTTACCGTCTGTTGGGTGACCGAAGGTTACGGGAGCACTTTGAAGCGAATCCATGACTTCAGTTTTGAAGACTTCGTCTGGATGTCTAAGTTCCCTACGTTTGGAACCGTCTGCGTTTGTATATACAAAAACGCCTGTTCGGCTCAGATTGGCACTTACCTTCAAAAAACCTTGACTCGTTTTAGTAGGTTTTGAGGAAAAGGCAACTGAGTCGTATCGTCTTATTTCGTCCATTGCATCCTTTTTCTTTGGCTTATTTACAGCGGCCCAGGCAACCTTAAAGGCTGAGGTTTCATCGCCATGTCGTCCAAAGACGGAGTTGAAAACTGCTAAAAATTGTTTTTCTTCTTCGGGTGTCAAAGAAGTCTTGACATTTTCGGGAAGTTGTGATATAGAATTATAAGGCATTATTTTATTTATTTTCAATAAATGTTAAAAATCGCGAACTTATGCGATTTTCTACCCTTTAAAAGGCGTACAATGATAATCTATAGTATTACTGAAGCTCGTAAACACTGGAAGAAAGTTATCGAACTAGTCGAGATTCAGAAGATTCCAGTTTACATAAAACGCTACAATAAAATTGTTGCTGTTATTATGCCAATCGATGATGACGTGCATAATCCGATTAATTGGGACGATGACTTAGTGAGATAGATTGTCTATCTTATTGGATATAACATCCAGTTTTTGTTCAACTTTATGGATTTGATCCTCTAAAGAAACAACTCTACTTGTCCAATTTCCCCACACAGCGCCCATCGTTACAAACATGCTTACAAGAGTACTTACTGCCAATACTGGCACTGGGTATCTAATAAATAAGCTGGCTTTTTTAGCCAATGGTTTACGAACTGGTGGCATGCGAATATTATACCATACTTTCAATAAATTGTCAAGTAATGCAAAAAGGGCGCTAAATGCGCCCTTTTCTATTATTATCTGTTTATATTAGGTGCAATCGCCAAGGGTCGTTGTTGCAGCCCATGCATAGGAACCAGTGACTTCTACGCAATCGCATACAGAGGTTGCTTCTGAACCACCGGAACCTTTACGATAGACAATCCTAGCACCAGCAAGGCCTGCAGCACAGCTTGGTTTTACTGTTAGTACGTTCTGTGTTACTGCTCCAAAGATCTGAGTTTGAACTGTGCTGGAATTACCTAACACTGTGATATTAGAGCCAAGTCCAAGTGCACTATCACCAATAACAATACTATTTGTGTCTGTAGCAGCTGCTGCATTTGACGCATGGCCGATTAATACGTTGGTTCCACCACTTGTTAAAATAAGTCCAGCATTGAACCCAATCACTACGTTATTGGAACCTGTCGTTACTGCTACCATGGCACTTGAACCTACGGCTACGTTTCCTGATTGACTGTTTCCAGTTACCCCGTAGAGTGCCGAACTTCCAATACCAACGTTATTACTACCTGTAACGTTATAATATGATGCAGCATACCCTTCGGATGTATTGCTACTTCCAGTTGTGCCCATGTATCCGGCAGTAGATCCAACATGGGTGTTGTCTCCGCCAGAGGTCATACCAAGGCCGGCTGCTGCGCCAAATGCAGTATTGTCTGTAGATGATACGACATTTCCAAGTGCACCCCAACCTGCACCCGTGTTATATTGCCCAGTTGTGTTAAAACGAAGTGCAAGATAACCAAGCCCTGTATTGTGATTTCCGGTTGTGTTTACATTCAGTGCAGAAATACCTAAGGCCGAGTTACCTGTGATGGAACCAGCGCCTTCACCAATCGCTAGAGAGTGGATTACAGCATCGACAGACGTGTTGATTGCGATATTACTTGCTAATTTGGCTCCAGTGACCGCGCCATTTGCAATAGTTGCTGCGACTGAACCTGGGCCTGAGGCCGTCACATCACCCGTGAGCGCTGTAATGTAGTTACCAGCTGCTTGTTTCGCAGAAAAGGCGGCATGATCTGAAGCACTAAGTGCTCCTGGCACTGAATCTGTAGCTGCTACTAGTGAGAGTGTTTGAGCTGTCAATGACAATCCGTTACTTGTTCCCAGACTCACATCTAGAGTATTCGCCGCGCTGGTAGCTGCAAATGTCGTGTGGTCTGCTGCACTCAGGGCGCCAGGGACTGAATTTGATGCTACTTGAAGTGAAAGAATCTGTCCACTGAGTGACAAACCATTTGCAGTTCCTAGTGTTACATCCCCACTATTACTACCTGACATTGTTGCCCCACTGACAACCAGCACGCCTGCATTAGAGAGTGATAGCTTAACAACTCCAGCTGCATCAAGCAACTTAAGCAGTTGGGTCAGTTGTGCCACGACGTGCCACGAATCATTAATGACGTGACCATGAAGATTACTAAAGTTTACACTCAGTCCATCTGCAAGTGGAATTGCTTGTCCACTAATGGCGGCGCCAGTTACGTATGAACCTGCATCTTTTCTCCATTTAATGGTATCAAATGGGCCGGTATTATCTAGAATAACAACATCGTAAGTGTGATCTGCTGTTGCACTATAGCTACCAGAAACTGACATATCGTTTTCTGCGCCACCTGCAGATTTAACCACTGACAATTCTGCTTTTGATTGGGCATTCAATTCGTAGTTTGTCGACACCGCGAGACTGGCTGTAGAAAATAACAACAAACCAGATACGAGTAATTTTAACTTCATTTAGGATATCTCCGTTAGTTTTCTTCTTTATTGTAGTACAACATTTTCTTTTTGTCAACTACTTTTTAGATGTTTCGTTTAAGTCCGTAGGAATTGGTTTGTTATTTGGTGGAGCGGATAGTTTATCCCCCGGTACTGGAATTCGTCCGTGTTCAATAGCATCTGCCTCAGCAAGTAGCTTTTTGGTCATGGCTTTATTCTTGTGGATCTCACTCTTTTCAAGATCCGTTGATTGCCATGGTGATGGAAAACTTACTGACCATACATCGAACTCTTTGCCCTTCATTGGTCCTTTTCGTGCTAACATAAGTAAGCGAAGAATATATTCAATTTTTGGTTTGACCTTATATTTTTGGGCGGCTTTAATCCTATCGTAGAAAATTCGCATTTCGCTTTCGCCAGTGGCATTAAGTCCGCCAGGTGAGATACCGAAAAGCAAGGTCACTGGAATATCGACTGCCGCTGCGAGACGTGACATGAACAGTTCGAGGATTTGTGGAATACCATTGAATGAGTAGGTATCTCGTCTAAAATCTTCGCCTAGTTCGGCATCCACTAGAATGGTTCTGACGTTTGAACGATTCATGTCCATATCAGCGAGTCGATTAGCTCGGTAGTCTGGCATGTTGGCACTCATAGATTCAACTACACCATACATTTTAAAGACTGCCTGAGCAGCATCTTGCATAAGGTGAGCGGTTGATTGCCAACTGACTGAGAATTGACGAAGCACCTCATCAAGTTTTTGGAGTATTGATTCTGCCCAACCTCGATTTTCGCGACTTCGTCTATTGGAGGTACGAGTCCCATAGAATGGAATGATACGCGATTCGTGGACTTGAGCTTCGTAATTCTGTAAAGTAACATCTGCTAAAGTGTTACTAGCTGGGAACACGGTGTAGATAAGAGGTTGCGCAAACTTAGGATCCAATGGGTCTTCGTAGAATTGTGTTGGGAAAATGTATCGCTTATCAACAACCTTTAGAAAAGTAACATTTTTAATGTTATTCATATCAATAGGTTGGTCTTGTGCTCGGCCGTCATCTACACCTACATAGATAGCGCAACCGCCGAATACGTTAGCCCAGACTAGTGCATCAGTTATCTTTTCTTTTGCTTCTAGTTCATCAAGTTGCATCAATAATTTATTGACTTGATCGGCATATTTTACTTGGTCTTCATTATTATCGCGAAGATCTTCTAGATCATCGCTATAGGTTTCGGTTCCAACTATAATATCGAAGCCTTGTCTAAGAATATGGTCTGGGATAGCATCACACACGCGGGCGGCAATGTCATTGTCATGATACATGTTTTCTAGAACATCGTCGTTCATTTTATCAGTACGGTAGAATTGACTAGCTAGAAGTTTATCTCGTCCTGCGAAACCAATACCGGTCAATGGGTTGGAGTAACTATCGAAACGTTGTTTAAAACGTTTAACTTTTTCGCCTGGGGTTTTCTTTTTGATTTCGGTCATTTTATCTCCAACTCATCATGCTTCTAAGGTTTTCTGTTATAGTATGTAAAGATCGTTTATGTAATTGTATTAGGGCTTGTGATGTAGCATCCACTTGGTCGTCATTCTTTGAACCTTTAGGAAAGCCGCATAGTTCTGTTACGTAATCCAGCACCCAACTGCATTTATCTGCGGGTGGTAAAAAAACGTTTCCGGCCGCGAACAGGCCGCTTACGGCTACTAATCGTTGTTCCTTATCTGAACTTCCGATCTTAACCGGAATTAGACCGATTACGCCTTCTTTTTTGAGGCTGTTGATTACGTCAGGTCCGGATGCCTTATTTTCAATATACTTGGTCATGGCTTTAGGCCATTTCGCTGAAAGCATTTTTATGGCATTTTTAGTTTGTTCAAAATCCATTCGGGCTCTGACTTGATCTAATAAGTAAAATCCACTTTGGTGTTTCAACCAGACTTGACCTACGACGTAGTCACTTGTACTGGAATTAGAGAGTGTAGTGTCCCAGGATTGAATCATTTGCACTTGGTTTCTGGGAAGTTCGGTCCAGTAATGTATCCATTCGCGTTTAATGATCGATCCTAAAATCGGAATCGGTTGTTGCTGATATTGCGATGCAAATGTATATGGCCCTATTGCAAGTTGTTCAGATTTTAAATGTTCTTCTGGGAATCTTTCGGGCCAGAGGAGTTCGCCATCTTTTGTTCGTGGATCATACCGTCCTAGACGATTGCTAGTGTATCTACCTTCAACAAAGTAGACTGGGAAGCAGAGATGGTCATATCCTGATTCAAGTAGAACTCCACTCAAGTCTATTTCACTTAATCTCTGCATCACCAAAATGATTGATGTGGTTTTTGCATCTGTTAAGCGTGAACGAACAGTGCCGATGAATGACGTAGAGCATTTTTCAAGCATGGTCTTTAACTCACCCGCAGAACCCATTGCATCGCCTGCTTTGATTGGATCATCTATTACAATTATGTCCCAATGTCTCCCCGTTAATGACCCATAAAGACTTCCTGAAGTACGAACTCCCATTTTATCATTTATCAGTTTTGTTTTGTTCCATGTTTCTTTGTTCGGTTGGAATACTGAACCGAACCTAATTTGATACCAGTCACTTTCTATCAGTGACATTAATTTTTCTTGGCTATCTACTGAAAGAGCGGCATTATAGCAAAGCACACCGATCTTCATGTGTGGTTTGGTCGTCCAAACCCATCCAGTGAACATTACGGATACAAGTAGACTTTTCATGAACCCTGGTGGAACGTTAATTACAAGACGTTTCATATCACCATTATAGACTGCCTCGAGATGATTACATATCGCATCAATGTGGAAGTTATCAACAAATGGTTTTCCGGGTTCAAGTGTAGGCCATGCCCCCTTAACAAACTCTTTAAATGAGCGTTTACATATTTCTGCATCTAGTTGTATGGCATTTACTTTTTTCAACTTGGTATGAATCCATAAATTGTATACAAGAAGTTCTCGACTTGGGCTAAGCTATCTCGCAGTGCTATTTGAGGGGAATTACTAATGCTATACAACTCGGGAAACTGTGAACAAAATGCTATTACATGATTTCGATCAAAGTCTTCCACTTCAAAATGCAGGTCTTCTATGAACAATTCAAGCTCATCGAAAGTTAGTTGGTCTGGAAGTTCATTAATCAGCATTTTATCTTTTGTATTACTATACGTATGGATCGTGAAGTGTTTTTAGTTTTTGTAACTTTGCATTATTTTTCGCTATTTTTACCCTAAGCATGAAGTCTCGATTTTTTTTAGCTAAGGAGGATGAATTATACTCTTTTAGATGTTTACATATTACTTCTAATTCGGCGTAGTTGATATCTAATGCTAATTCTGTTAAGAATATCTGTTCTTTAAGCTTCTCTCCATCGACTTCTTTCATAATATTCTCTTTGTTTTTAAGTATTCATTGGAAACAAGATTTCCAGTATTTGAGACTATCATACTCTTGAACTCTTTCAAAGTCAAGTATAATCCACTCTCTAATACGAAAAAACCGGCAATTTCCATATTTATATGGGAAAAATGCCGGATTGTGTGGATTACTTTCCCACTGGAAAGTAACCACGTTTCAATCACTGGTGTTACTCTTTTCGGTTAACTGTTTAAGCAGATGCAGTTCTTCGGTACTTAACTTGCTGTAATCAACGTCTTTTTTGGTTTGTGTTATAGATGTCGCCTCACCATGTGTTAATCTCGCTAAGCGGACACCGAAATCTAATAATCTAACAACGTCTGCTGGAGTGATTATGGGTTTAATCGGATTACTGGTTTCGGCTTGTGAAAGGGCGTAGTTTAGGTATTTAAGGCCTTTAACCCCAAGTTCCTGGGCTAGGGCTGAAATCTTGAGATGTTGTTCGACCATTGTATGGACGTTCATCTCTTGACTGGTTAAGACCTCAACGGACAGTTGGGTTTGTAGGTCAAGTTCCTGAATATCGTAAGCCGCGGCACGTTCTTCCCATCTGTTCTTTTTGGCTAGGTTTCTAACTACGGATTCGCGAAGTTTAAACTTCATGCCCACTTCGTTCAAGTCTCTACTAGAAGACTTCAGGTAGTAATCGAACTGCGCGTATTCTTCCTTACTCTCATTTCGAATTGGCTTGAAATGGATGTTATTGGATGTATTTGTGGGTGTTTCGAATATGCTCATAATACTTTCAGTAATAGAATAATAAGTGAGGTTATGCCCGTGAATGAACTAACGATCTGCATGAATAGGGTAGCTCTTTTGAAGAAAAGAGATTTTTTGTAGTATTCATCTTGGGTCATGTTTACCCTTCTTTCGTTTCAACTTTAGTTGCACTAGAATAAAAATCAGTTTCGTAAATTACGACGACGTGTTTCAAGTTTCCAGTCTCGTAGTTGTCTTTAATTTTTTTAGCTCTGGCCTTTGAAGTAAAAACACCGACTATGTCGATTAAATTACCCCATGCAGAATTTTCTAGGACTACAATGTAAACTCGATTGGTCATAGCTAAAAATACCTCTATTTTCGGTTAAAGTCAAGATTAATCTAAGAAATTCTCTCCGTAGGTGTCTTTTTTGTCTTCAATTTCCCAAAAATAGGTCGTTTTAGTTCGGTCTTTGTTCGTAATACGTTCGAACAGACCTCGGGTGGAGATAAAGGATTTGTTATCATGTAATACGATTACGGCTTCTGTAATCGGGGTATTGACTAGGGCATCCCAGTCGTCTGTTGTGTACTCATCTATCAGGTAACTTTCGTTATATATGTGCATTCAGTCCTCTCTGCCGGGATTGTACATGTTATTTTAAGTATGCTGAACTTTTCCAGGTGTATTTTACTTCTTCCGTTTCTGAATTTAGTGTTACCTCAACTACCTTTTCTTTGCTTATTTGTCTTGAGTCTTCTAGCAATTGTGTTAGACGTTTAAACATAGGTCCTGTTAGAAGATTAATCCATTCTGTTTCTGTGTAATTTTTTTTCTTGTATGTCCATAGATTATTTTTCACTCTTGAGTATCCTGTAGTAGGTTGCTCGACTAATATCTAAACGGTGGCAGGTTTCTTTAATCGTTTCATCTGGTACGGCATTTAGAACGTTTAATCTTGCTGATTGGTCTGTTATTCGTCGGCCACCTACCCGCCCTCTAAGTCGTGCTGATTCTAGACCTTCCATAACACGCTCTCTCATAAGATCTCTTTCGAATTGAGCTATCGAACCTAACATGTGGAACATGAGTGTTCCAGTTGAAGTGGTTGTGTCTATTAATTCGGTGAGACTTTTAAACCCGACTTCCTTTTCCTTAAGTTTGGTTACAGTTTCCGTAAGGTTTTGTAAGGATCGGCCTAGGCGGTCTAGCCTCACTACACAGATTACATCCCCTGTGCTCGCGGACGTGACGGCTTCTTCGAGTCCGGGTCGATCTGATCTCTTTCCGGAACCTACATCCGTAAAAATTTTTTCACATCCCTCTTTTTTGAGGGCGTCGAGTTGTGGGTCGAGTGTTTGATTGTCGGTACTTACTCTAGCGTAACCTATTTTCATACTAAACCTCCTTACTCACTGTAGTGCATCAAGTAATATGTTACACCTTTGATAGGATGCTTGTCAAGAATTGATTGAACTTCGGCTTTATCCCCCATAAAAACCGTAAAATGATAGGAAATACCGTGCTTTTCCTTGCCTATTGAAACGCGGACTTCCGTAACCCCTGGAATTTTTGAGATTAATTCAATTAGTCGGCCGTACATATGTCATACCCCAAAAAGGATCGTATTTCATGTCTGGTTGTGTTTTTACTACTTGCGATAGAGCCTTCTGAAACTCGGGTCCGTGATACCCATAAGTACTTCCGTTTGCATAAACTAATGCATGTGCCAATTCGTGTATAGCTGTGATCTTTCGTTCTTTTTCACTTAGGTTCTCATAAATGAAAATTGTATTGAACTTTGGGTCGAACATACCACAGCAGAAGGCCTCTTTATCTATTTTTCTTAATTTTGGAAAAGATCTTGTGGGGCAGACGGGCATATTTAGTTCTTTACATGCTTGATCTATATATGGAATTTCTATTGGTGAACTTTCCATTATATTGATTTTTCGAAAGTTTGTCATTTCAGTTCCTGGGTTAGTAGGTGAGCCAGGGTCAGGTGGAAGGCTTGGCCGTGAAGTTCTTCTACGTAGCCTTTGCTATCGTAGATTGCATGAACGAACTCATGAAGTATAGTTGTTTCGGTCTCTTCTGGGGTTTGGTCCCTCAGATAGAATATGGTGTGAAGTACTGGATTGTAGAACCCAACCTCCGAAACGCCCTTTGAGGGGCCGTAGGAGCGCAGGGTGGGCTCTGGGGTGCCGTATTGCCTTGCCAGACGGGTGAGGTAGGTCCTAGACTCTCTACGGCTTCCTAATGCCGCTCTTGCTTGGTCTGTGAAATCGAACATCCTGTTTCTCATCTCATCCTCCTACTCTCTGGTATTATATTGCGCCAAGGCTTAAACTTTGTCAAGCCCCCTAAAATTATTTTTATAGAAAATTTTTTCTGGAAAATTTTGGCCGAAAATTCTCACGTGGGTTAGTTGTGCTCTTAGATGGGCGGGGGGCCCCGAAAAGTTTACCTATTAGGGCCCTCCTATATAATATGGGCAACTGAACAACCAACGCAACTAGGGTTTGATGAGACACTATTTCCTCATTGAAACAGGGGTCTCATTTTAGCCAAACAATGTCTCATCATACAAACGTTTAGTCTCACTTCAAGTTGCAAAGTCAAAGGTTACCGCTTTGTTGTTATTAATCAAGTACTTAAGTGAGGAGGTTGCAACTACAGGGGTTACCTGTTTTCCTGTTATTATTCATAGGGTTACAAGGGAAAAACAGAGAGGTTGCAAATTTTAGGTCGTTTTTTACTATAGGAGCCTTGCTGCTACTGCGAATTAATTCGCATCGCATACAACCTATATAGACTTGAAATATCAAATTTGTGACAACCTCTATTAAAAAGAGAGCTAAGTACCTGATTCTAGCTAGGAAAAAGGTAACCTTTTTTGTTGCAACCTTTTCTGACAAAACCTTATAACCTATTGAATTAAAACAACATGTTGGTAACCTTTGCAAAGGTTACCTTTGTAACCTTTGCCATTTTGGGCAAAAACGATCCATATTAGTAGGATCCGGTTGCACTTTGACCCCCCTCTCAAAAACTTTTGCGCTCACTTTTTTCAAGAAAACCTAAAATATGTCGTACGTGATTTTCCGTTTTAACCTAATATGGATGCGAATTCGTAGTGCGACAAATCCATAATTCGCAGTACAACATTACCAAAATCACTCAAAAACGACCTAATTCCTGTACAGACCTACACGCCTTTCAAAGGTAAACAGGCATCTAAAGTGTCTCACTCAGTCATTCAAAACACCCCTGAAAAGTGTCTCACTCTGACAAGTTTTTCGTTAGATAAACTTATCAGAAAGACATGTAATGTAAGCTAGAATCTACAAATGGTCAGAAATGAGCGAAAAGTGACATTAACTGACCAGAATGTCGAATTTTAATCGATCTACTGACCGTTTTGATACAAAGTACTATAAATACAGTTACTTATGGTAATATTAAAAATATTTGACAAATACTTGTATCTTTTTCGAAATAGGGTCATAGTATTAATAGGAGGACAAGATGAAAACGAAAATAGAAGAACTAGAAAATCAGATTAGATGGGTAATCAGCTTACTGGCCGAAGGAACCATCACAACAACTGAGTCAGCTGAACTACTGACAGCCATTAACAACGATTTAAGCCTCGCACGAAAGGAAACCCGAAATGTGGAACAAGCTTAAAAATTTTTTCGTAGGGATCTTGTTTCTCGCAGTGATAGTTGCTATATACTACTACACAGATGAAGGAGAATGATATGATAGACGCAACGTTCGTATTCGCATTTTTCGTAGTTTTCCTGTTCAGCGTGAGTCTAGGTTCAGTCTACGTAATGAGAGACGTAGGCGAAAGGACTCCATGGTGGGTTTATGCAGGGAATATCTTTTTTATCCTTGCAGGACTTGCGGTGTTAGTGAGTTATTGCTATACTATTAACTAGAGGAGAAGAAAATGACAAAGCAATCAAAAGGACAGATTCAAGTAGAGCTAGAAGATGTAGAATGTGAAATCATGGTAGAATACGACCTAATGAGGAACGGACACATCGGAATTGATGAGTGGGAGAAGTTCAATATCCCACTAGAAGAGCGTAAAAAGACTCTTCGTGCTAAGCTTGCGATGTTCATCACACCGAGTCCTAAGTTCATGGTCAAAGGTGAGACACTATGAACGGTTCACTACCACCGGAATGGTACACAGAGGATGAGAGTCAAGGATGCGATTGTGAGAATGAGTCCTGTGAAGCCTGTACACAAGATGAATGTGAAGCTTGTAAAGGCTGCCAGGCCCTTAAAAAGGCAGATGAACAGGAATTTAATGCGGAGGATCTATGGGAATAAGTCTCGCAAGCGGAATTTTGGTTTTTGGCCTAATTTTCGTACTGTTATTGGTCTTTTCAGAATACAAAGCATAGGAGGATGTTATGATATATTTTACAACCCCTCTAGAATCCGAAGAAGCCAAATTCTATCTACATAACCGAATGATACATCAAATTATTATTGAGAAACATAAAATTTTATTACTAGCAGATAGAAATGAAAAAATAAATATCAAAATGGAATGTAGTAATTGCAAAATTAAAAGCCATGATTTTCCATCTAAAGAAATAAATTTTCAAATTTTCAAAGTTAAACTGACGTTGGTTACATTAGATTACTTAGATGATGAACAACGTTTACCAAATACCCTTCTATATACAATTTTAACAAACAAAGGAGACATCGAAATAATGGTCAATCGTTGCCAAAGCTTCTTTTGCTTTGGTTATTTACAATTAATAGGTAAAATAGGTCAGGAGTAAAAGATGATACTTATCACGATGTTATTACTGTTCATGGTTCCAATACTGTTTTTCGGGTTCGGATTAGCCGTATTTATTGCAGTAACTAGAGCATTCGTAAGGATGCTAGAGTTCAAGGTAGGTAAAAAATGAAAAAAGTACTTATTTTACTACTAGGTTTAACAGCATGCAATACAAGGACACAAGAACTTTACGCCATAGAAGCATGTAAAGAAAAGATCTGTGTCACAGCGGGAATATCAGACTCAAAAGAAGAGGCTGAACGAATAGCCAAGTCCCTTTGCTCATCTCTCTCCGTTTCCGCAAAGCTATATATACAAAAGTTTACCAATAGATTTATTACTAGTAACTTCATTCCCGAACACCCACGAAGTTACGTATGTTCAGCAAGGAGGTAAAAAATGAAGTACTACGAAGTATGGGAATACTTGAAATACCAAAAAGAAAATTGTTTAGGCATTTACCGAACATTAGAAAAAGCCGAAGAAAAATTGAAAGAACTCTTTGCCAACAA